GCGTCGTCGATCGTAGCTGTCAGCGGAACTATCGACGGCATCGACCTCTACGGTCGAGCCGTCTCTGAAGCGTGGGATATCACCGCCGGCGGTACATCGAAGACCTTCGTAGGCAAAAAGGCCTTCGTACGCATCAACTCTATCACGATCACGTCGGCTGGGAATGCTACAACCGACACGTTGAAACTCGGCACTACGAACGTGTTCGGTCTACCATTTCCGTGCTCATCTGTGGACGTTGTGTCTGAAATGCAGGATGGTGCCGTCGTTACGACTGAAGGGCTCCTCGTCGCTGCTTCGTCCGTCTCCACTGCTGATCGTCGTGGCACGTACGCTCCGAACGCTGCTCCTGACGGTGCAAAGGATTTCGTAGTCTACTACATCTCCGACGATCCGACAGGAATCTGAGGTATTCACAAATGGATACCTCACGATCGTCTCGTCTCGCACTCGTCGATGTAGTGGGTACGTTCGACGGTCCGTGGATGTGCCCTCGTGGTGGGGAGACCCTCGTACGTATCTCTGCTCTAGGACCTGCCGAGACGATCGTCCTAGAAGTCGAGAACCCTGCCCGCCGTCAGCCGTTCGCGGGGCCCCTTCGTGCGCCTGGCGAGTACCCCATCCGCTTCATGCTCGCTCAGGCCACGCGATTCAGGTTCCGTAAGCTCTCCCCCGATCCAGCCTCGTCGCCGCCTACTACCGTGGAGCTCCTTTCCGATGGCTAGATCGCCAGTGACGTTCGACCCGCTAGTGATCTTAAACACAGCGACGGATAGTAACTTGCTCATCAACCGCGTCGGCTTCGGGAACCTCGTGGACTTCATTGTCTATGCTCCTGCTACCCTCCCTGAGACCGTTACGGTTTACGTCTCGAATGTCCGTGCAACGGCTTGGTCGCAGATGCGTCAGTTGATCGTGAACGGCTCTGCGGTCACAGTCGCTGCCGGCAAAGCCGTCCAAGTCCCTGTAGCTGCATTCAAGACTCTTGGTCTCAAGTCCGCGTCCGCAGTCGGTGCTGATCGGACGTTCCCCGTCGTTGGTCAGGTTGACCAGTGAGGTAACTCACGATGGCTGTACGACTCTCTACAGGCCTCAGGGCGTACCTCCAGGACTCTGGTCTCAAGACCGCGTTCGATGGGGGAACGTTAAAAATCTACTCCGGCTCGCAACCAGCGGCAGCTGACGACGCTCCATCTGGGACACTCCTCGCATCCATTACGTTGCCTGGTACGGCCTTCGGCGCGTCCACTAATGGTGTCATGGCTAAGGCTGGTACATGGCAGGATGCCTCCGCTGACGCGACTGGCACTGCTGGTTGGTTCCGCGTGGCACATTCAGGTGACTCCGGTGGATCGTCTACGACAGATCGTCGCATAGATGGTGCTGTGGCAGCGTCAGGCTCTGACCTCAACCTCAACACCGTTGCCATCGTCGCTGGACAGCAAGTAACGATCACAACCTTCACAGTGACGCAGCCAGCGTCGTGAGGACTGGACATGCATAGATACTCAGCTCAGCTCCCGGCGACTGTCAGTCTCACTGGAACGACTGTCCGGACTGTGATGCAGCTGGTCACGCCTGCAACTCGTTGGGCTCGCGTATTGGAGTTTGGAGTCTCGTTCAAGTCGATTACGAGCACTGAAGTCGCTGCCCTGGTCGAGGTCATTCGACAGACTAGCGTGGGCACTACCGGTGCGAGCGTGACTCCTCGTCCGATCAATCCAGCTCACCCTGCGGCTCTCTGCACTGTTGCGATCACGTTCTCCGGTACGGAGCCGACTGACAGCGGTGAACTCTTGTTCTCCACTCTCGTTCCTGTCCAGGGAGGTGTTTTAGTCTATCAGCCCATGCCTGGTGAGTGGTGGGAATCGAAGGAGTCGACTCGCATCGGCTTCCGAATCACACCACCGCAGACTCAGTCTGTGATGTTTGGGATTAAGTACGAGGAGTAGTCTCTTGCCTCGTATCATGAGTGGTGGAGGGGGCCTGTTCCGTGGAGGAGCTAGCGGAAAGCTCGCCTTCAGTGTGTCGAGGGTTGATGCGGTCGTTGGCACGCCTGTCGTAGTGCAAGCTACGTACACCGACGCTAATGATGTGCCTATCCCTGGACGAACCTTCGTCTGGTCACTAACCAATCCGGCTCTCGGTCAGATCGGTCCAGACTCTGGCAATCCCACGCACCAGGTGACTATCACTCCCCTCGTCGCTGGTAACGCTGACGTCTCCGTCGTGGTGTCCTGATGGGGACGCTCGTACAGGTTCCACCCTTTCAAGTTCCAGGGACTGGACTGACCATGGCAATCACGCTCGACATATCCGTGTCCCAGGGTGTCCCAGTGGCTACGACCTTGGATACACCATACACTGGTCCCGTTCCGATTCAAGTCGAGCAGGGAAAGACGGTGTTTCTCCCTGTCAACAATGTGCTCGACCAGTATGGACAACCAATGGCTTCCTGGACCCTGTCGTCGAGCAACACTGCCATCGTGAAGGTTGCTAAAGTCTCCGGCGGTATCAACATCGTCGGAGTTGATAAAGGCTCCTGTCAACTTGTGATTTCCTGATGTCGCTAATTTCTGGCTCCATTCCGATCAGTGTAACCGATCCGCCTCCTGGCGCTAACCCTTGGCGTGAGGTTGTGTACGGCAACTACGCAGGCCTTGGTGTGGACGGTGGTGCGACAAATTCGACTCTACTCTTGCAAGACAACGCGACGTGGACTACCGGAGGCAGTGAGCGTTGGGCAACTAACAAAATCAGCCTGGTGACTGTAACTGATCTCCCGTCTATCAGCTCGAAGGCGATGCGCTACACTTGGGATGTAGCGAATCTGAGCTGTTCATCAGATATCGCTATCGGACTCAATATGAGTCTCCCTGGTGGCGCTCATGTGCAGGAACTTTGGATTGAGGAGTACATACTCTTCTCATCCAACTTCCAGATCGACGGCGGATGTGTCACGGCTGGTCGTGGTCTCAAGCATGTCTTTGGCCGAACAGACTCAGGCCAAGGTATGAGGACGCAGTGGACAGACGACCTACGGATGGCTGCCCTCTGGCCTAACTTGAACTATCTGAGTGGAGTTGACTATGGCCAGACTATGAATAAGTCTGTCGTGTTTGACGGACTCCCTCACAGACATCGTATCCACTTCAAGTTGGGTAGTGGTGCATCTGGTCTGAATCCAGACGGGATTGTGCGTTACATGTTTGATGACACGTTCTTCTACAACAAGAACGTCATCCCGACTGGAGGAACCTACATGTGGGGTGTTGCGTTAGGCCGCAACCTCAATCGTGGACCCGACGCCGCTCATGCCGGGATGTACTGCCAACGTTACCGAACGCGTATTTGGAATGCCGATCCGGGTTGGGGTTGGTAAACTCAGGAGGCTGCCCGTGGCTGACTCACCTATTCCTGATCTCCAGTTGGTAGCCGTCAAGTTTGTATTCACTGCGAAGCAGATTGAGGCAGCTCGTGTGTGGGCTGCTAATCAGGCGCGATACTTCACTGGCGACGGGGAGATTCTAGTCTACGCAGCTCTCGCTGGTATAGTCTCGCCAGGTGTGGACAACATCGTACTGAGCATCACCGGATGACTGCTCCCATCCTCCACGGCGGCACGTTGTATGATCCTGTAGGCAAGACAGGGAGTACGTACACTAGTACTGCCTCCTTTGGTGCTACTCCTCACGTGAAGGGCAGCTATACTACCGCCATCGCCAGTACACCCTTCGCATGTTCTGGAGTTTGGGTGACGCTCCATCAGCTTGCTTCCTCTGGCTTGACCTTGTACGATGTTGCAGTCGGAGCAAGCAACGATATCATCCTTCCCAATCTTCCCCTCGACGGACCAGTAGCTGGTCATGGATGGAGAGGATACTTTCCAGTCGCTATTCCAGCAGGAGTAGCAATCTCTGCTCGTGTCCAGTCCGCGGGGGTTAGTGGTACAGTCAGAATTGCTTTTGATTTAGTTGCTCGTCATCCATTCTGGCCTGTCGGATTCCAACGGGCGGACCACTACGGAGTCGATACAGCCACAACTCGTTTGACTGCTTACGACACTGGTGCGACTATCAACACAAAGAATGGATGGACCCAGATAGTCGCATCAACGAGTGCACCTGCGAAGTTGCTATACGTATTCATCGGAAACCAGGGACGAGGCTCGTTGTCCGCTAACGGTTTCATCCTATTTGACATAGGAGTTGGAGGTGCTGGTAGCGAGGTCGTCGTGATTCCTAACCAGTTCGTGACTGGTACTGCCAACTACGACGTTCCGATGCCTTCAGTGCTCGGACCATTCCCTGTAGACATTCCTACTGGTTCGCGTCTGTCGGTGAATGCTCAGTGTAATGTTGCCACTGACACTACGACGATGCGTGACTTCGACATCAGCATCCTAGCGCTAGGATAACCACATGGCTATCTCCGTCAAGTCCTCAGGAACCGTCACGACTGATGGAACGGAACAGGTCCTGCTCTCCACTGTGTCTCCTGGAAGCTACGTCGTGATCGTTGACGTGACTGCGAACGCCAGTGGAGATCAGATTGAGATAGCCATCAAAAAGAAGGTTCTCACTGCCGGGACTGTCCGTGAGCAGATCCGTTGGTCGTTGCAGAACGCTCAGGCATCGCTGATCTTCGAGTCCATCGCCGTGTCGTGTCCGTTTGGCCTCGATGTGACAATCAAGAAAGTCGCCGGCACGAACCGTGACTATCCCTGGTCCGTGGTTCAGCTCGACTCCTGATGTCTTACTTCCTTAAGACCACCCCGAAGTACATCACCAGCGGTACTGGTGGTGGTGCTGTCACGTTGCCGATGCTTACGTTGTCGGCTTCGGGAGAGGTCACCACTCCAACGATCGCAACGCATCCAGTCTGGAGGAGTATAACAGTAACTCGTACTCCCGCCGTTGCGTACACAGTACTGGCTCCGAAGAAGTCTGGACTACAGATAACGTTCGCCATCCTGCCGTCGCCAGTTCTAGGTGACGGTGCAATAACGATACCGCTCTTTACAATCAACGGTGTTGGCTCAGTAGACACAATCACTGGTGATGCAGCGTTAACGACTCCGGCGTCGACACTCGTGGCGGACGGTTCAGTTTCTGCAGGAATCACTGGTGATGCTGCACTCACGGTCCCGATGATGGCCCTAGTTGCATTCGGAGAATCTATCACTCCTACTGTCCCTGGTGCTGGTGGTGAGGATGACTGGTTCTTCCGTCGTAGGAGGCGTGCTGGATGACGACACCAGTGATTCCAGCTCCGATCGTGCCGACGCTTCCACAGACACTCGTGGTGCCCAATCCGAGTGTGAGTGCTCCTACTGCGACCTACATCGTTTGGTTCGCTGGAGGCTACATCAAGGCTGACGGAATATACAGAGCAGGTGGACCATGACTGCTCCCCGTTACGTTCGCTTTGATGAGTTGATGACTGGTGCTGGACATCCTAATCCAGCACTTCCGGATACGCTCAATCGTGCGCTACGTGATGTACTCACCGCGAGCGGCATCAATCCTGACACGGCGTTTCCTGGATTCCTTCCACTTAGTGGAGCTCCCTTCGGTTGGGTTTGGGTAAGTCCATCTGGAGGAGACGACACTGCTAATATTCAGGCGAAGGTTGATGCAGGAGGACTTATAGTTCTAGGTCCTGGAACGTTCAATCTAAAGCCTGTTCTTATTACTAAAACTGGTACGATTATCCTTGGGTCTGGAAAGATGAATACCTTCATCAATTTCACACCCACGGCTAATAGTACAGCTTTTGAGTTCCACAATGGATCGTCTCTCATACGTCACTGTTTCATCGGAGAGATGACATTTCTGTCGTCTGACACACTATTCACCAAGACGATGATAAAGATCGTTGATGGGGTTGAGTGTACAGTCTCCAACATACAATCGGATGATACTCAGTGGACTGGTATGGGTAGTATAGGTGTTCACGTGCTTGGACGGGAGAACATCAAGCTTCTCGACTTGTACATCTACGCTGACAAGAACGTAGTGTACGACATCAACCCAAACTACGCACCCAATTCGCTCGATCTTGCTAGAATAGAGCGATGTACTCTAGTAGTATCTGCTACACTGACAAACTCTGCAATCACGTTCGTGGACGGCTCCATCGTATCGCGTTTTTCTTGTGATGATGTTGTAGGTGTACGTGGTGGATCGGTGGTCTACTTCGACAACACCATTGCTGTGAACTCTTCTATCGGAATGCAGTTTAGGAACGTGATGCACGAGCAGGGTGTGGGTACTGGATACTCGTTCCGATTCTCGTCAAGCAACGCTGAGTTGCAACAGATCACTTTGGAAAACTGCACACCAGCTATAGAGACGAATGGTGTCTACTTACGAAAGACGAAGTACGTAGACATTCGAAACTTGTTCTATGCCGCGACGAGTGGAGTAGCATTGAACGTCGATTCAACGGTTCTCAATTTGACCATTGATACGATGTTCTATCAAACTGGGACGACTATAAGTGGTCTGAGTGATGTGAATGGACTAGTTGCTTTAAATCTAGCCAGCGGTTCAGGACAGCCAGGGATTAATCTATTTAGTAAGGACATAGATGCTGGTGGAGGTTACAGGCAAACAGCAGATGGGTGGTATCAGGATAATATAGCTGCTAGTCAGACGAACGTTGAACTGACTAGATCGACTGGAAGGTTTAGAGCAGCCAGAGCTGGTTCAGTTACTGGCCTGATTGCTACTCTTACCGGAGCTCGGACGGCTGGCACAGCGACCTTTACTGTTTATAAGAACACAGATCTTGCAGGTGCAGCTGGCTCAGCACTAGCATTGACGGCTGTGATAGACGGTACGAACACATCTCGCAAGGCAACGACTGTAGCTAAGGATACATTAACTTACGCTGCCGGTGACGAGTTGTACGTACTCATGACTACTGATAGCTCGTGGGCTCCGACTACGTCTGATGTCCGTTGCGCAATTGAGATCGAGGACTGAATGGCTACGGTCTTCCCATTAGTTGAAGCAGAAAGTCGTCACAAGAAGGTTACTGACGGTGACTCTCTGGCGATGCCCTTCAGTGCGAGTGCATCGCTAAAACTTGTTCACGGGCTGCTCGGTTCACTCACTGGCGCTGACATGAACACAACTAGCGACCAGTCTATACATATCGCTGCGTCACAGTACGTCCTCGATCGGATTGTTGTCGTTGGTGCAACTGCGTCACTGACACTTGCCGCTGGTGGGATCTACACTGCAACTGGTAAGGGTGGTTCTGTAATCGTTGCAGCAGGTCAACTCTACTCTGGTCTAGTCGCTTCCGACGACGCGCTACAGTTGACTCTCGCCATCACAACGAAGCGTTTCGCAGTGACTCCAATCTACTTGTCACTGACTGTTGCGCAAGGCACCGCTGCGACGGCTGACTTTTACATCTTCGGATACAGGATAGTGTGATGGCGTTCACTCGCGTCTGGTCCAACGGCACTCCAGGCAACGTCAAGGCACGAGACCTTGATAATTGGATTCGTGACACAAAGCTCGACATTGACGAGCGAGTTTCTCAGGTGCTCGGAATTGCAACGATCAGTGGAAAAGATCCACTAGTCGATGGAACTATTGTCAAGTCCATTGCTGCACTCGTGTCGGAGATCAACAACAAAGCGACTCTGAATCCCACGGCGAACACGATCCCGAAGCGTTCAGGTGCCGCATTCGTAGATTCAGGCCTCGTTGATGACGGTGTAACAGCGACGCTGACTCGCGATCTGGTTGTTGGTACTGGCAGAGTTGTGAAATCGTTATCACTTCCATACGCGAAAGTTTACAACGCAACTCCACAAACTGTTGTGACCGGTTCTGGAGTGAATAAGATTCTCGTAGATACCATTGATGGGACGTTACAAACACTCTCGTTCTCGTCAAATCGAGTCAACGTACCGAGTGTGAGTTCGTCTCCTGGTGTCTACGTTGTGTACGGTGCGATAGATGTGACGCTGTCTGTTAATCTCAAGTGGCTACAAATTTTGCTTCGTAAGAACGGTTCAACCATTCGTGGTGGGCAGTCGTATACACTCACTGATGGAAGCACGACGTTCTCGTCTGCTGGTTTTTCGTGTTCAGTACCAGTTGTGTTGACTGGAGGCGATTATATAGAACTCTTCGTGACGCTCAATGGTACTGGTGGATCAGAGACCGTCAGCGGTGTGTTGAGTGTACACAAGGTGATGTAATGAATCTCGTAACGATGTGTGGACGGCTACGACGGATGATCGGGAATCCGACTACTGCTGCCGTCACTGATAGCACTCTCAACGAAGCTATCAACGATGCAGTCGTTGAGATTAGTGATGAGTTCAACTTCCAGAAAGTGAAGCGTATCGGAACGTTCTCGACCGTGATTGGAACGGATAAGTATCAGCTTATCACGTCGAACGTCGTGGCGATCCTTCACTTGTGGGATGAGACGAACAAGCGACGCATACGCAAGCGGGCTGTCAACACGTTCGCGGAGATAGGTGGGCAACCGACACGGAGAGGAAAGCCGCTGTGGTACATTCGTCAGGAGGACTACACGATACTAGTTCCAGTCCCTGACGGGGTGTACAGTATCTCCTACTTTGCCAAGACCACTGCAGCCGCACTCGTGAACGATACGGACGAGCCCTCGTTGCCGCCAGCGTGGCATATCGGAGCTGTCCGTCTCGCGCGACACATCTATTGGGACTCCGTGGGCGACGTTCCTCGTGCGCAGTACGCTTTCAACAACTACCGTCTCTGGATTCAACGTAAGCCCAGTGAGGAGGCTGAGGAGTCACTCGACGAAGAAACTGGAGTCGAACTCCCCACGCTCAATCAGATCATCCGTGGCGACATCAGTACAGCTCAGGAGATTTGGGCTGAGGAAGACTCTCGATGATCCCCCCGCTAAGGTACGACCTGGTCCGGGACGGCGAGGTCCGGGGCTGAGGATGACGGACTGGTGGGATCTTTCGGCGCAAACTCCCGGCTTCGAGGACGTTCCCCCGTGGTTTCGTCTGCTTGTGCTGGGCGTGGTGATCGGAGCGGGGGTGGCGATGTGGTTCGTCGGGCGTCGCTCGGGCCGCAACGGCCCGAAGGTCGCCGAGTTAGACCGGCGGCTGGAGGAGCGCTGGACGATGGCGGAAGCGGCCCGGGAGACGCTTCGGACGGGAGTGACCCGATTAGAGGACGCGGTTTTCGGACGGCCGGGACGCGCCGGCATGGAAGCCCAGCTCGTGGAGACTCAAACCCGGATAGAAACGTTGGGAAGCCGACTCGGGTCGCAGCTCGGCGCGACTACTGGTAGGATCGAAACTGACCTGAAGGAGTGGCGGAAGGAGATGGCCCGGGAGGTGGCCAGAATCCAGGACCGCCTCAGCTTGATCGAGCACGTGTTGAGGGTCCGGCAAGAGCCGAGAGCGAAGAACGAGGAGGACGAAGGATGAGGGTTTCGCTTGGTCTCATTGGATTGTTAGTACCGGGGCTGGGGTGGGGCCAAGCCCCACCATACACCAGAGGAGAGCGTGTACGCGTCGCCGTGACGAGCGCGACGGTGCGGTGCGCACCGACAGTGTTAGGCACGAGCCGGGGACGCCAGGCGCTGGGGAGGAAGGGGACGGTGAGCACCGGCCCCCTGATCGACAAGATTTCGGATCAGTTGAACCGGTACCAAGTCAACTTTGACTCGGGACCAGACGGCTGGGTGTTGGCAACCGACCTCGCCAAGGTAACCCCGGCGCCCGTGCCGCCTCCTGTACCGCCTCCAGCTCCGCTCCCGCCGCCCCCGGCACCGATCTGTGCGCCGACCGGGTCCGGGACCTGCCGCTACGCCGACCCCGCAAACCTGCAGGCCATCGCCGACCAGGCCAACCCGGGCGATGTCGTCGTGGTGCGGAGCGGGACCTACACCGGGGGCGCCACCATTCTCGACATCACCCGCAGCGGCACGGCGGCAAACCCCATCGTCTTCAAGGCGGAGACGCGCGGCGGGGCGGTGATCGACGGTCAGAATAATCACTCTGCTATCGGCATCGAGGTGAACGGCAGTTACGTTCGGGTCCAGGGCTTCGAGGTCCGGGGCACCAGCCACTACGGGATCGAAGTCTACCGCGGCCACGACGTCGTCATCGCGCAGAACCACGTCCACGACGTGGGCCACTACTGCACCAGCACCTCGAACGGCATTGTCGGAATCAATGCCTACGTGCCCAACCTGGTCATTGAGCAGAACGTGGTCCACGACGTCGGCCGTTGGGCCCATGGGCAGAACGGGTGCGTGACCAGCAACGCCTACTGGCAGAACCACGACCACGGCGTCTATCACGGGCAGGGCGACAACGTCGTCATCCGCAACAACGTCTTTTACAACTTCACCCGGGGTTGGGCGATCCAGCGATACGACGGAGACGGAGTCGTCGCCCGGAACCTCCAGATTGTCAACAATACGTTCGTCGGCGCCAATCCGAATAAGGATGGACAGGTCATCGTTGCGACCCCGGTGTTAGGCTTGGTCGTCAGTAACAACATCTTCTACCAGCCCCGGACGGCCGGCGTCTGGTTCGAGGTCGGGGGCAGCTCGGGCGTGGTGAGCAACAACCTCACGTACGGCGCCAGCCTCACCATCGGTAGCACCGCCGGTCTCACGTTCGTGGGGAACCTCATGGGCGATCCCAAGTTCGTGGATGCGGCGGGGCGCGACTTCTTTTTGCAAGCGGGGAGCCCCGCCATCGACCGAGGCGTGACGTTGCCGTCCGTGTTCGACGACTTCCTGGGAACCCGACGCCCGCGCGGTGCGGGCGTGGACATCGGAGCCTATGAGCAATGATGAGGAGGAGGAGAATCAATGAGACTACCGCAACGCTACAACCTGGTGCGAGGCGGCGAGGTCCGCGCTCAGATTGTGGTGTTCAGCTCTGGCCGATGCGTTGTCAGTTGGCCAACCTCGACTATTGTCTATGATTCTGAGGCAGCCGCACGTCTAGTACACATTGAGCATATGGGTGGCCGAGGCGAGGAGACTAAGTTCGTACCTCTCGAACCCGCGACCTGCTTCTGCGGCGCTGTCCCTTTCGATGGCCGCTGCCTGGAACTGGGGTGTGAGGCTCACCACGTACCAGTACGGGTCATGGTCGGATGAGCATCCGCGCGACGTTGCTCGTGACCTGGGGGCCGGACCAACCAGAGGACCCCCGGCCCGTGGTGCTCCGCTATAACTGGTTCTCGCGGCTGGCATGCTGGGTGGTGCGCCACCAGTACTTCGCGCTGCGGCGGACCGTTAGGACAAACGTGGAGGACGCGGTGCTCCATCCCGAGCTACACGCCCCCAGCATCCGGCACGAGCTGCGGCATGTGTGGCAGCAGGCACGCGACGGCCTGGTCACGTTCCTCCGCCGCTACTGGTTTGTGGAGGGCGCAGCGGCCGAATACGAGGCCGACGCGAAGACGGTGCAGGACGCTTTCTGGCCGCAGTGGAGGGTCGTCTCGTGACGGACATCGAATCCACCGCGGAGCGCAAACACTTGCGTCGAAAGGAGGATCGCATCCGCCGCACGGTGAGCCTGGTGATCCGAGTGGGGCTGGCGGTCTTCATCGCCTATCTAGCTCTACTCCATGTGCAATCACACTACCAGGTCTCCCCACCGGCCAAGTTGGATGCAGCGGATATGCTCTACATCCTAGCACTCATCACTATCATGGCAGTAATCTGGTTCGCACACGAGATCATGCTATGGCTAGGCGGCGTCGCTGGACTAATTCGGGCACGCTTTAGGGGAACCAAGTGATCACCTGGCGAACCGTGGACCGATCACTCCTCAATCCAGGCTTCAGCCTTGATGTACATAACTTGCTCGAAGCTTCACCCCATTCGTGGACCATCACTCATGGCTTCCGCAACCGCGCTACACAGCAGTCCTTGTGGGAGAAGTTCCAACAAGGAGGTCCTCGTGCTGCACCTCCAGGCAAGAGTCCTCACGAGTATGGCCTGGCAGTGGATGTTGCACTCGACGGCTCCACAGAGCCTGGTCTACAGCCTGATTGGAACACTTCACATGAAGGCTGGCTCTGGTTGTTTGATGCGATCTGGAAGCATCCTCGCCTACATTCGGGTCGCACGTTCAATGACGCAGATCACATTGAGCAGCTCGGCTGGAAGCGTAATAAAGACTGGAATGTGTGATGAAGACCAGTGACGCCGTGGTTGCAGTTGGTGCCTTGATCGGACTGCTTGCGTTGAGCTACATGGCTGGTTGTCTGCGTGAGCGTGAGAATCAGGCTGAAGCGATCAGGAGGGCTGTCGACGAGACTGCATCGCTCGCAGACTCGATCAGGTACACGAGGCATGTCATAGATTCGCTTCGCTCCGTCGAACGTGCTGACACCGTGCTACTCATGCGCTGGCGTGATCGGTGGCGCGTATCGGTAGACACGCTCGAACTCTCTGATACTATCGTAGTCCCTGGCCCTGTCGTCCGGGAGATCGTCTATGTCGCTGACTCGACCATCAGGGCTTGCACGACTGCACTGGCGACTTGCCAAGTGCGTGCGAGCGAGGCGGAGAAACTGGTTAGTTTATACACGAGTCGGGATACGATCCAGCTTCAGCGAATCGGACAGCTTTCACGATCAGGCAGGATCAGACTCGGTGGTGGCACGCTTGTCGGCGCAGCCGTCGGAGTGCTCGCAACCCTTCTTATCCACAAATGAATAAGTATGGCTCGAGCCCTGACGAATCGTCCAGTTGAACTTGACCAGTACGAACCTGGTCCTGGAAACACGGTCGAGTCTGGGGCCCTGTTTACGCCTCCAAAGGGAGTCACGTATTCGCTAGCTCCGGAGCAGGTCCCACCTGAGTATTCCACAGACCAGTTCAACCTCCTGGCGCGTTACGGACGCTACGAATCGAAGACCCCAGTCAATGTACTAGGTGGTGCTGCGCCTAGTCAGATAGTCTACGCTTGTGAATTCTCCAAAGGTGACGGTACGCGCTACCCAACGCGGTTCCTGACTAACAAGGTCCAAGTATACGACGGCTCAACCTGGAACGACGTTGCTGGAATCGTTCTCACTGGCTCAATTACCGATCGTATAGCGATTACCAGCTTCAACAACAAGCTGATCTTCTCTAACAACAAAGACGGCCTATTCGAGATCGACCCCTCAGTGCCGAGTGGATCACTGATCGCGGCTGGACCGTCGTGTAAGCAGCTCACTACCCTCGCAGGACGTGTAATCGCTTCTGGTGTACTAGGCTTCGTGAACCGAATTAAGTGGTCAGCTAAGAACGATCACACAGTCTGGACCGGCACTGGCACTGGTTTCGAGGACATGCTATCGACTCCTGGCGGGGAGATTGATCAGCAGTTTGGAGTGTGGCCTGTCAGTGATGACACTGGTGTGATCCTTCGGGCGTCGAGCATCTGGGGCATCAATACGACTGGGAACGTTGACGTTCCGTTCACATTTTCGAGGCTCGTCCCTAAGATCGGTGGAACGAGTCGATTCGCTGTCGTGCCGATTCCTGGTGGAATCGTATTTCTCGGCAACGACAAGATTTATCGCTATATCCTTGGTCAACCCCCTGAAGACATAGCTCCACAGATCAATGATCGAGTGATCGGTTCCATCCTCGATCGTGATGGCTGCTACATGGCGCTCGATACGAAGTTCAATGAGGTTGCACTGTTTACACCTAGTGGTCTCACAAAGTCTGTAGTCTACATCGGAAGCTTGAGCACACTCGGGTGGATGCCTCTTCAGTACCAGTTCCCGATCTACTCACTTTCTACTGGTCGTCGAATTCAGTACGTCAACGTCGATGATCTCGTAGGTGACGTTGACGATCTCGAGGGTGACGTGGACGATCTCGGGGTGTCGATAGGTCGTCCTGGTTACATGTTCGCTATGGATGATCCTGGACGGCATGTCGTAGTCAACGATAACAGTCTCGGGAGCGATTCGCTGCAAGACATAACAGTCACTGGCTCCCGATCTCAGCACGACATCCTCATTGCGTCTGGGCTCATCACGTCTCCGTCTAGACTTGACAAGATCGCTGTACTGTATGTACAGATAGCTTACAAGTCCTCCGTTGACGTGTCTGGAGTTGTTGAGTACTCACTCGACCAGGGTCAGACCTGGCAGATGTACTCTCAAGCGTTCCTTCCAGCGGCGATAACGGTCAATGTAGTGACGCTACGCTACTCCGCGTACGCCGATGAGATGATGCTACGCCTCAGGGCGCCTAGCTCTGCTACGTTCGAACTTTTTGGCGTTCATGTGTATAAGCAAGCTGGTCCACGTCGGGGGTTGTCGTGAAGATCGACCCAGCAATTGTCGACAACACCGTGACGCTCCGCCGCCTTGTACGTGCAATGCAGCGGGATGTCTCCCTCAACGAGAATCTATCGTGTGACATCGTAACTGTGGCTGATACTGGTACTGCTGATGTATCGTTCACAGTGACTCACGCTCTCGGTCGGATTCCACTAGCCTACTTCTGGAACATCTCCAAAAGTGGCTTCGTCTACGATTACCAGAGGTCCCTATGGACAACCACGCAGCTGACACTGAAGTGCTCAGCCGCGAATGCGTCACTGACACTGGTGATATTCTGAAGCACGGTCAGTGGACAGTACGTGAGATGATACTGTCCCTGGAGAAGATTCGTTGGCTGTGGACTGAATGTAATAAGTATCGGTCACTGTTTAGTGACTTCACTCGTGGACACGTTGATAATTTCGTAGCGTTGTTGATGAACGGCGGAACGTTCTGGATGGAAGTCGTGAACGAACAAGGGACGATCGTGGGGGTGATCTACCTCACTGACCTCCGTCAGATCATTGACTACGGAGTGCACATCATCTTCTTCGACTGCAAACTCTCAGAGAAGGTCCCGTTGTGTAAGGTCGTTGCGAAGTGGATCTTCGACGAATTCCCCTGTCATCGACTCACCGCGATTATTCCTGGGAAGTACTACACAACCCTCAGGTTCATTCGTAAGCTCGGATTCGTCGAGGAAGGGCGCAAACGTCAGTCTCAGTTGATGAGCTCACGTTGGGACGATGAAGTGATTTTCGGTCTCTTGAGAAGTGAGGTGGCCTGATGGGCGGGAGCACGAAGGTTGTCGATACGACTCCGAAAGACATCACAGGGCTGCGAAGTATGATTACGCAGTACTTGATGGGCTCGCCTGGACAGGCTGCGGCGGGAGGAGGGCCACGAACGGGTGGGCCAATGAGTGCAACGCCAGGAGCACTTCCAGGTGGAGGTTTTGAGGACCAGTTCAGACATCTCCTCGGGATCGTTCCGACTGCTCCTGGAGGTCCGCAGCCAGGAGCAGCGAGCCCGCTCGACAGGATCAACGCGGGGGGTGTACCACTGCCAGGACGTGTCGAGCTCGGAGGTGCCCCAACTATCGGTCCGGGAGACATCTCTCGGATTGGTGGACTGCCACAAGCGACGACTGACTATCAGGGACTACTGGGTCCGAACGTTGGTCGTGGAGCAGTCCGTGATATCACTGCTCCTGGAATTGGTGGGGTTGGTACGCAGTCTGTCGATCAGCTCGGTGGAGTGAATAGTGCGTTCTTCAACAACATGGTAGCGCAACTCGCTCCGCTGTTCAACCAGCAACGTGCGCAGGCTATCGCGCAGGCGAAGGAAGGCGCGGGGAACCTGACTGGAAGTGGATTTGGTAACATCCTAGGTGAGGCGGTGAATAGATCACTAGGTCAGCAGCAGGCTACGCTCGCTGACTATGCTTCGCGTGGTCTGGACACTGAGGTCAATCGTCAGCTCGGTCTTGCTGGACTCAATACACAACGCGACCTCGAACAAGCCAGGCTGCAGTTTGGAGCTGGTCAGGGTAACCAACAGGCTGATCAGGCATTCCTTCAGTATATGTTGAGCCGAGGCGCTACCGGCGCTGAACTCGGTCAGCGTGGAGAATTCGCTAATATCGACACTGCGCTGCGTGGCTCGTTGGCGAATCAGCAGACTGATCTACAGCGGATGCTTGCTAATCAGGGTATACAGGGTCAGTACGGTCTGACTCAGGCCCAGCTCGACCAAGCCCGCAATATGGGAATCTTCGGCACGCAGTCTGACATCGCTAATCAGAACGCACAGCGGTTCTTCCAGCTGCTCCAGGCGATGGGTCTGGGTGGAGTCGGACCGGGGACGGTGACACAGAGTGGTGGAATCGGCTCGATCCTTGGACCGATCGGAAGCATCCTCGGTACCGCGCTCGGTCCTGGCGGAGCCATCGCAAAACACATCTAGGAAACTTCTATGCCCTACGGTCGTGACATCGAAGTCCCGAGCATCTGGGACTACATTGCACAGGGTTTAGGTGCTGGCGTTGAAGGCTATCGAGGCGCTCAACGTCGTGGAGACGTACTCGATGCGCAGAAGCGTGAGGAAGACTTCCGGAAGTGGCAAGCCCTGATGCAGCTTCATCAACAGGGTACGCTTCCTGAAGATCAGAACAAGGCGCTGAGTGACCTGACCCAGAAGGTCACAGGGGCACCTATAGCGATAGGTCCGTCACCAGCGCAGGTTAAGGCGAAGCTCGCGTTGTCGCCTGCTCAGGGATTCGCCACACCGCAGGCTGTGTTGCCTGGAGGCACCCTGTTGCCTTCGATCAAAGTTCAGGGAACCGAAGGTGTCCCTGGACGACAGTTCAAGTTCGCTGGACTACAGACTCCAGAGGAAGAGAAGGCTACGACGCTCGAGCTCGGAGCTGAGAGTGCATTGAATCAAGCCAGGATTCGTGTTGCGTCTGGTCAGGGCCTACCTGAGGACTACGCAGCACTGAATGTTAAGTCCCCAGAGCAGATTCGTCTTGACCGTATCACACAGCTTCAACCAATCCTTGACAACGCAGCACAGCGGCACATTCTCGCTGCTGTGTCGAAGACTAAGGGTCGACTCGATCCTCGATCGTTGTCACAGACTGGCGACATTGCGTTCAACAACTTCATCGCTAGTGATAAGCAGGCTAAGAATCTTGCGTTGAATCCTGCTGAGATGGCTGATGTTCAGAATGCATTCCGTGCGAAGGCGACGGAGCTGTATCTCGATCAACACAAGCAAGATGTGATGGAGCAGTTAAGGCGTCTTGAGGTCTCGGCGAGGTTTAGTCAGTCGCGTGCTGGACAGACTGCTAGTACGTTGGGGAAGATGTTGGTGAGCTTCGATTCGGAGTTGAGGACCCTTGGAGTGACTGCTGCATTAATTCCACAGCTCAAAGATCGCTACGATAGCTTATTGACTGCCAAGGCCCAAGTAATCAACGCTCTTGGTAATGTAGCGAGCGAAGACTTCGAGTCCAGTGGGCAGCGGACTATACAGCAACTGAGTCCTCTACTTAAGCCAGAACCACAAGCTGGTAATGTGCTAGCACCTAGTGGTGCTCCAGGGATGCAACCAGCTTCTGGTGCTGCTGTGGCTGGCAAGCGTCAACAGATTACCGCAGACCAGGCCGAATTCCTGAAGGCTAAGAACGGCTTCCAGTGGTGGGACGCTAACAAGAATCGCTATGAGGTCAAGTGATGCCTAACGGCGAAGATCAAGACCCACTGTCGGGGTATACTCCAGACTGGCGACTGGGCTCACAGGACGTTGGACTCACTGGATATACCCCTGATTGGCGTAAACAACTTGGAGTCAGTGACCAGCGTGCATTCTCCGCGAGGGGTCGTGCTACGATCGAACAGGAGTCGATCATGCGCACGATTGCGAAGATGCAGGAGATCGCTGCACGGCCGAAAACGACTCCGGAGCAGCGTGCACGGATTCAGGAACTCCTCAAAACGATTCAGAAAGGTCCTGTCATGGGACAACCAGCTGGGGAGGAGCTGGGAGCCACGTTCGAGTCACAACCTCGTCGTGCGAAAGCGGTTCTTGGAGGGATAGGTAAGGGCGCCCTTGGCGCTCTCGACATCACTGCAGCGATAGGTAACGTCGCGCTTCCAGGTCGTCCACTACAACGCTTCCGTGATATCGCCGCTGAAGGTCGTGCTGCGATTGAGGAAGCACAGGGACGACAGACGTTACCTGAGCAGGCTCTTGGGCTGGGCGCTGAGCTGATCTCTGCCGGTCCTATCTACGGAAAGGTGTCTCAAGTAGTTGCGGCTCCTGTCCTTGCTGGACTTGCACGATTCCTCCCGAAGGGTTCAAAGCTCGTTGGAATGCTGCAGAGTGCCTTGGAGTCGCCTAGTCGTGTCAAGCGTGCAGTGGGCACGGCTATTGCTGGCGCACCGCTGGACGTGCTTCAAGGGACCACACTTGAGGAAGCAACTCCTGAGCAAAAGCTCAAGCAAGTCGGAATTGGTCTAGCTGCGGACCTAGTTGGTGGAGCGATTTTGTCGGGAGGGAAGCGAAAGGTGAAGATCGAGGCTCCGACTGCGCCCGTCGTCGCTGGCGAGGCAACTCCGTCTACCCTCGACATCCGTGGCAACGCACTTATGCAGATATATGTACTACGTGTGGAGTACGACGACAAGATTAAGCTCGCTCAGAAAGCTGCTCGTATGCAGTGGCGTACGGAGAACCCTGGGGCGAAGTGGTCAGAACTGAAGCCGACCGAACAACGTAAGATCATGGACGACGCTGTGAAACCACTCCGTGACGAGCGCGCAGCACGGATCAGACAGATCATAGAGAATCCGCAGACTGCGCCGGTGGTCACTCCAGTGGAGGCGCCGAAGGTTGCAGCGGAAATTCAGGAGGACTTGTTCGCCGCGCGACAAACACCTCCGGAGACTGCTGCACCTCCACCTGATGTAGCTTCACCGAAGGTTCAGGAGCTTCTCGCCGATAAGGACCTCAACGCATCCCTAGTTAAGGTCGAGGAAGCCCACGCAGCGAACAATGTGGCAGCTGGAGAGAAGGCAGCGGGGGAAGTTGCGTTGAAGTTGCAGCAGGTTGATGATCTAGCTGCGCAGGAGTTCCTTGCGCATAAGGCCAAGGCAGCTAGGCCGACTCCGGAAGCTGAGGTTGTGAAACCTGCAGTCAAGCGCATCAAACTTACGAATGTCACTTCCCTCAATGAGATCGACAGACTGAAGGATGCAGTCTTCACAAAGCTCGAGAAGACGATTGCTGGAACTCCGGAATACGAGAAGCTCCAAAAGCAGATTGAGCTACTTGCGAAGCGGACAAGGGAACTTCATGAAGATAAACCAGCACCACGACCTGTTGCTGTAGTTCCTCAGGAGCAGCTAGTGACGCTGCCGTTGTCGAAGCCACTATCGCAACACACTCTTGACGAACTCAGAAACTTGGGAGCAACCCTTGGTGAATCGTCCCACGTCCAAGGCATATCCGACAAGGACCTCGCGACTATTCAGAGTGACATGTTCCGTGTGCGATCGGCGATACAAGTACTTCGCACATCTGGACAGGTCGCAGCGTTGAAGGGACCACAACCGAAGGCAGGACCAGAACAACCCTTCAACGAACTTCGACGACTCTACAAGCCAGCTTCACCCCGTGGACCAGCGAAGTTCATAGGGTCGAATACACAGCTCGATCGCACAATCAGTCTGATCGACTACGAGCGTGCTGCTCTCGTCAGGGGTGATCCTGCCCTGCCGATTCTCGACCAGATGCTCGACGACCTGCAAAAGATTAGAGGCGTACGACGGACTCCAGGACCGACGGAAGTCAAGCTCGAATCGAGTCCTGAAGTCGCCGGCGGAATCGGTGGAGCGATTATTGGCTCCGTGATTCCCGCTGACGACGATCAAGAACGATTCAAGCATATGGCACTCGGAGCGTTGATCGGAGCGGGGGCGGGCTTCGGACTACGGAGGCTCGATGTGAAGCAACAGGCGACGAAGTATTTCTCTCCTGAAGCTGCACGAATCGACAAGGCTATCGTCGATCATGAGGGAATGAAGGAACTCGGAACGCGTCGGACGTTTCGTCAGTGGCTATTCGAGCGGTACGTGCAGACCACGCGACCCTCGGAGCCTGCTGGATTCGCTGAGGAAGCGATCATAGGAAGGAAGGGGCGTCTGCCTCCGCAGCTGAGTGCTTACTTCCGTATGTCACGTGCAGGAAACTACATCGGACTCGCAGACGAGTGGATGCTAGGCACTCCAACTATCGAGCGTCCAGACGGTACACGGGTCCAGATTCCTGGTGTGAAGAATCTACAACAGATTGGAGCGATGGTCAACGGCGATATCAAGAATTTCCGCTCGTATCTAGTCGCAGCGACCGCGATTGAGAAGTGGGCTCTATATGGACGGAGGACTCCAGGAGTTGACCTGAACGATGCACGACAAGTATTTTCCACTGCTCCACAGATTTACAAAGACGCTGGAGAGGAGTTTCGCAAGCTGCATCGTGCGCTGCTGGACGTTGCACTCAATGCGGGTATGATCTCGAAACAAGCTTATGACAAGATGGCTGCGGAACAGTACTACTCTCCACTCGCGAGGTTTTTCGGAAAGCTTACGGATCGTCCGCAGGTGATAGGTACGAAGACTAGTAAAGTCGTCAGTGGAGCGCCTACGGTCGTGCACCCTCGTAAGGGTGGTGGAGTCGATGTCAAGATCATCGACCCGTTTGAGCAAACGATCGTGATGATTCCACGGATGCTCAAGGCAGCGCAGCTGAATCTAGCGAAGAGTGATCTCATTGCGCTGTCGCAGGCGAACCCAAAGGTTGGAAGGTGGTTTCTGAGGCCAGCTGAGAAGGTCGTCTTCGATTCACGGATGCAGACTAGGATTACTGCGATCAAGGGATTGATGCAGGGGACGACTGAAGATGCTCAACGGATGCTCGCTGTGATGGGCTCGGAGCCATCAAGGGCTGATCCGACGCTGTTGTGGTGGAACAACGGAATATTGAGTCGATGGAAGGTGAATCCTATAATGGGAGAAGCTTTTCATGCGCTGAGTCCACAGCAGATGCGTGACTCCGAGCAGCTTATCTCACGGTTCCTAGATGTGACTGCAGGACTAACGAATGTCGCACGCTCTGGTATTGTCCGTAATCCAGTGTTCGTTGCTCGTATGTTCATCAACGACATGTTCCAGACTGCAGTTAACTCACAGTATGGAGTACGCCCAGGGATAGACAATCTCCTAGGCTGGTATGAGAACATGCGACAGGGACAGGCGTGGAAGGAGTTGCGACTCTATGGAGGCGCTGCGGAACGTTTCGCTATCAAGACTGGAGTGAGTCCGACACAAGCTCTGAGGGAGCTTGAGACTCGTAAAGGTACAGCGCTGACTTCGGCTGGCAATCAGCTCATGAAGGCTATCAGGGATCATGAGTTCAAGTCGCTAGTCGATGCGTACGATACGCTGGTTTCGCCGCTGTTTGAGGCTGGACGGATGGCTGAGTATCTAGCCGCCCGTCGTCGTGGAGTGGGGCCCGTTGAGGCTGCGTATGCTGCTGCGGAAGTTGTAGGGAACTTCCAGCAGACTGGCGCAGCGATGAATACACTAGCACGAGCAACATTATTCCTACGGCCGTCGATAGCTGCACTCGATCAGTCGTGGTTCTCATCTGGGCTGCATCCGTTCAGAACGTACGCGAAGCATACGGAAGGAATCAGACTTGGGGGAACTACCCTAGTTCCGAGTCTGGAAGGTCGTCAAGCCGCTGCGGCGAACTACTTCATCAAGGGCATACTCGGTATTACGCTACCGACTATGACACTGTGGGCTCTGTATCACGACGATGAGGAGTTGCAGAGTCATCAACGGAGTGAGTACGGCTCACGGTGGATATACTTCAGAGACTGGGAGGGAAATCTACAGAAGGGTCCGAATCCGATCTTCGAAGGTCAAATCTTTGGTACGACGATGCGAAACATCCTGGACTGGTGGAAAGGCACAAACCCTCCCGAGCTCGATGCGTGGGTCAGGTCAATAGTCAACGACGCGTCATTCAACCTCCTGCCACTGGCTCTCGCAGTCCCCATGTCTGTGTGGGCAAATCAGAACGTCGGAATCGGTGGGAAGATCGTACCTAAGTCAGTCGAGGACCTTTCTGGTGAGCTTCAGTACACAGACAACACCACGGTTCCTGGACGAGTGATTGGACGCTATGCGAGCCGTGCAGCGGAAGCTGTCGGAATTAAACCTAACACGTTCTTCGGTAGGGCCCTAACCCCCGCTGGAATGGACTTCCTGATCCGTGCGATGGGAGGGACTAACGCTTACGAGGCTGCCGCTGCAATCAAGGTCGCGTCCGATTACGTCAATGAGGGATACGTTCCACCGCTTAATGAACTTCCTATCATCAGACGTGCGCTGGTCCAGGACGCATCGCTGAACATAGAACCAGTTGAAAAGTTTTACGAGAAAGCCGACGAGGTTGATCGTGCAGCTAAGAGTCTGTCTGTTATGGCTACCGACCACCCTGATCAGGTACCTGACTTTTACGAACGGAACAAGACGCTGCTTGCCATGACTGATCTGTACGGTGATTTTCGCAAGCGGATCAGCGACCTGCGAGCTGGAATCCACGACGTGGAGATAGCTCAAGACTTCCCTCGGGACCAGAAAGAGCGGACTAAGAAGGAACTCAGGCGTGCGATCATCGAGGCGAGCATCGCTGCGTATACAGTCACGAGGTCGATTGAGACCAGTATGCAGAATGCGAGGACGCAATAGAAGATGAACGTTGTCATACTTATTCATTTGTGAATAAGCGTCGAATCTTGTCGATGAGTATCTGCAGTCCACCCCAGAGAGTCCATAACGCTAGGCCGACGACGATGATGGCTACTCCCGTGAGTGCAACCGTGAGTGGTCCGATAGTCATTGTACAATCCTCGCTGTTATCATCCTGAGATCGTCTGCTAGCTTCCGAAGACCGTTGGCTAGGATAGTGGCTCGATAGTGTTCAGGATTTCGTATGACCTGGTCGAGCAGACACAGAATACCTATCTCGGTTGGGCTGTACCCTTCTACTAGAAGTCTCTTGATCTCGGCGTTGATCTCGGTGACTTCGAGAAGGTCTACGAGGCTAGTTCGTGGCATAGAACCTCCCATTACGTAGAACTACTTTCCCTTCCTCTATGAGAGTATCTAACACTTCTGCCAGTTCATCCTTCCGAACGTTGTGCTTGAAGCGTCCGATGATTTCTCCGAACTCCACACCCTCAGGTTGATTCAACAACGCTCCGAGGACCTCGACATACTCATACGCCAGTGGATTGCGTCCAACGGATGCGTACACTTTGGGCATGTCAGCTTCGATAGATGCAAGGAGCGACTGGGCCAAGAAATAGTCCTTCTCCGTGATGACTAGCTCATCTCGTCTCGATGCCGCGAGGCACATCGCTACCTTGATAACGTGGATGGGCTTTCGAGAGAAGTATCCAGCCAGTCGTGGATCAGCTCCGGATGACTCATTCAATCGTTCGTGTTCGTACCAGTTGCCAAACTCGTAGTCGGCATGTTCGTCAAATACGTACTCCCCTGCGAGTGCAGACATCTTCTCAAGATCAGCCGACAGGAGCTTATGCATCTCCTTCTGGGCGTCACTCAATTTAGGTCGCCAGGGCTTAGCTCGCGGTGTTGTACTGAAGACGAACAAGACTCGACTCGATAGTCCAATGCCGGTCGAGTCAATTGGAACAGACTTTATGATTCCCTCCGGAGTTGTGCAACCGACGAGGTTGAGGCAAGGAGCGGTGATCTCCTGAATACCACCTCCTTTAGAACGATGTTCCCACTTGTCAGGTGAATCGTAGACATCCGTCAGGAAGATTACCATCTCCATCCCGGATGTGGAGAATAGCGATCCAAACTCTGAGGAGTTTGCAGTCATCGACGAGTGGCCATCGACTAGGGTCTGTGACAGGTCGAGGATTAGACGCTCTCGTGACGTAGAATCGACTGAGAACTTCATTCCAGGGACTGTAGCTAGCAAGCGCCTCCCCACTCGCATCGCCGTAGACTTCTTACACACTCCTGGAGGCGACACGAGCACGATGTACATGTTTGGGTAGACGTTGAAGTAAGCCATGTCGAACCAAACTTTACGACGTAACACGCCTGCTATTGTAGAGAGTCCGATCCAGAGGTGATAGGTTTCTGGGGACTCACTCTCGTTTGTGTAAACCAAGTACGATTCAAGCCAGTTTTCCAGTAGTCGAGGCACTCAAGCTGCCTTCCTCAAACCCTGTGGGTTGTTGTCTGAATGCTTTTCCCAGTTCTGGCCGACTGTGAAGTCGGTTGGAATGACTAGGGTCATGTTGTTGATGATGAGAGGAATATGCATAGCTTCCGTGACCACAGCTCGTACTTCCTCCACACTGTCTGCCAAGCACTGCACGAGAAGGGAATCGTGTACGTTAAGCAGTACTTCCGCCCCCAGTTCCAGGCGTCTGGAGAATGCTTCATAGCAACGGACTAGAGCCTTACAACACAAGTCACCAACGGTGGACTGTGGGATATATGCGTAGGCCTCCATGAGGAACTTATCAGACCACCGACCGAAGAACGTTCGCTTGCGTCCGAATGGGGTGTTGAGAGTGAGTGATTTACGAAGCTCCTGTTCGACCTCTCGCCAGTAGTTTGATCTAATCTCGGGATACAGAAGGAAGTACGAGTCGATGAGCTTCCGTGCGATTGACGAAGTTATCCTGACTCCAGTCTCGTCTGCGTCCTCGTTGATGACAGCAGCGGCCTTATCTTCGCGCATACCATAATTGGAAGCGTGAATGATCCGCTTTGCGAGGTAGCGTTCCTCGTACGTGACTGCCTGTGGAGGCTTATGGAAGATTCGTGAGGCATTCTCGCGGTGAACATCTCGTGTCGGGTCGTTGAACAGGTCTATCAGTCGTTGACAGCGTGCGAGGTATGCTACGACCCTGGCTTCGGCTTGGGAGTAGTCTGCGGAGATGAAGACCTTACCTTCATCAGGAATGAACATCCGTCTCATCGACTCAGGGATGTTCTGGAGGTTCGTGCCGGAGCCGAAGATTGACTGACGACTAGACAGTCGTCCAGTGCGAGTGCCAGTTATGTCCCATGAGCAGCGCATCCGACCGTCGGAGTCGACTGCTGCATCGAGATAACGTTCAATCAGGTCGCGCTTCTGCCTGATCTCAACGATGCAGTGGAGAAGCTTGTTTTGTGATGTGCCTGCGAGCTCATTGATTACGAACTTGTCGGCGCTGGGTTTGCCAGTCTTCTCACTACGTTTCACGACGGGGAGCTTAAGCTTGTCGAACAAGAGAGCAGCAACAGCAGGATTCGACTTAACGTTTATCGCCTCCCCTGCGCTACCGTCGAGCCAGCGTTGAAGATTACCAATCTCTGTTTCTAGCTTAGAGCGAATCGAATCACGAACTTTGAGATCGACTCGGATGCCACGGAACGTGGACTGTAGAAGGGGAGCAACCAAAGCCATCTCGTGCCTAAGTATATCACGTGTACCGAAGGCGTGGAGTTCTTCTTCCTGTCGATCCCTGATCTCCCGTGTGACTGACACATCCTTCGCGTTGTAAGTCCAGAACATCTGGAGGTCGTTCGTGGCTTTCCACAGCTTTCCATCCGTTTTGTAGAATGGCTCTTCCGTGTAGATCGAGGTCTGGAAGGCGAGCCCCTTCGCTAGCGCAGCTTGGCGCTTCTTCCCAGCCATCCGGGAAGCTTCATCTTCGCCTGCTGCACATTCGGGAAACAGCGCATGGTGCGCAAGCATCGTGTCCCAGGCGAAGTTGACTACATGGATGCCTGTGCGAAGCAAGATAGTCGTATCGAACGTCCCATTCTGCATTATCTTAGGGACATTCGACTCACACAACGTCCGAATGGCAATCATGTCAGCTTCACCACGAACTGGTATAGTCATCGCGCGGTCTGACCGGTCGCTGAAGCCGACGCAAGCGAGTTTCCAGTCCTGATGACATTCGATGTCGATAGCGAGCCAGTCGGCCTTGAGCATCTCCGCAACGATTCGATTGCGGGTCTCCGGATCAGGGTCGAGAAAGAACTCACGCTTCGGTAGAACGATCTCGGGAAACTTAGCTTGCACCGCTGCGCGTCGGAGATCGAACTCGACAAGGACTTTGTAGTCCCAGACGCGCATAACGCCAGCGGGGTGATAGGTGCTGATGACCTTTAGCCCTGGAACGAGTGTTGACTCTAGAATGCTCCCACGCCAGTCGCTGATCGGTGTCTTGTTGCAGAGTACTCGGAGGGGTTGACCGCCCAGTGCGATAACGAGGTTGGGTCGTATCGCTTCGAGGTCAGTTTTGAGCTGAATAATCCCAGCTGCGAGGTGGGGAAAGTTCGTTTTACGGAAGAACCAAGAAAACTCGTTATCTGGAGGACGTATGTGTGCGATGTTCGTAACGAAACACTGCGAACGGTCTATCCCAGCGGCGCCGAACAGCTTGTTCATCAGCCACCCAGCGCCTCCTTGGAAGGGCTTGCCGGTCTCGTCTTCGGTCTTGCCTGGAGCTTCTCCGACGACGACTATCCGGGCGTCACGGGGACCCTCCTGGATTAGCCTCATTCTTCAATCTGCAGTATGTGCCTTAATCTTCTTGATAGCGACTGCACGTCGCTCTGGGTTGAGTTCACATCCCCACCAGCGGCGCTTGAGTGCTGCTGCCGCTGCGAGGCATGATCCACTGCCAGCAAAGAAGTCTGCCACAATCTGGCCTGGGATGGTGAGGCGGCGGATGAGCTCCTGGTAGAGTCCGACTGGGCGTTCAACGGTCAGCTCTCTTTCTTGAACCGAGACGGGTGTGACTCGGATGATATTAGGAAGGTTCTTCTGCACGAGGATTGGATTGCCCTTCACACAGTGAAGTGCAATATCATAGGCCTTCGTAAACCAGCGGTCTGGATACGTACAGAACGTTCTTCCATCGGAACGGTCCCAGACAATCGGCACTGGATCGACAAGGAATCCAGCGTCACGGAAAATTCCCTTACAGCGCTCGAACCAGTCGTGTCCCAAGAACCAGACGAGCCAGGAGTCTGGCTTGAGGACACGATGGAGTTCAGGCGCGATTGTAAGGATACGTTCGTACGAGGCTTTCGAATCTTCGTACGAGCTGAGTGCTGACGACGTGTCGCGTTTTTGGTCATCGTAGTCTATTCCAAATGGAGGGTCAGTGATAATCGCGTGGAAGGACTCATCAGTAATGTTCTTGATCAGTTCCACGCTGTCTCCGAGCCACAAGCGATCCTCGATCTCAGCGAACTCATCCTTCGCACTAGCGACTTCTGCAATACGATTGATCGACTTGACACGCTCACGAGCCCATCGTACAGCCTGTCGTATCGAGTCCGCACGCTGAAGCTCCGGAAATACTGGAAGAAGCTTCGTAATCATCACGGCTTCGCTTACGTCTCGCTGCGCAGTTTTCCCTCCAGCGAGCGCCGCAGTCATGCCTTGAGTCCAGTTTGGATCACGCTCCTGGCGAATCCTGTTCAGCTCCGTGAGTGCCTTTGCACGCTCCTGCCAGGTCATCTGCTCGCGTTGGATGTTCTCCTCGAGTTCGACTTCACGGGAGAACAGCTCGTCGAGCTGATGAGTCCTGACCGCTGCGATGGTGGTCCAGTTGAGAGCACGGGCTGCGGAGACACGACGGAAGCCGGCGACGAGGCTGTACGTACCGTCCGCTCCTGCCTCGACTATGATCGGCTGGAGCTGCCCGAAGTATTCGAGGGACTCCCGTAGCCCGTCCATGTCACCAGTCGCCTCACGGAAGCGTTCACGCGAGACAACTATTGAAGAGAGTGGAATCGACTCGACGTTCACCGCTGGCTGCCTCCACCGGAGTCGGAGACTCGAGGAGTGGTGAGGGCTTCCTCCTGCTGGAGTGTGCGGCGGGCTCGATTCTCCAGGATGTGTTCACGGATTGAGTCTGCGACGGCTTGACCGTGATTTCTCCATAGGTGATCGAAGCGGAACCCACTACTGCAGATGATGTCGTACGTTACTCGCTGGCCGAAGTATCCATGAATATTGAAACTGTCGCTTGTTATCACCATCAGGAAGCACTTTCTATCAGAAATACTTCCGATCTTCTGAGTCAGCAACCTATCTTCCTCTTCAGGAGTCAGAATGTCGAGGATTTCTACTATGTTACCGAGATTCATACTTCCTCCTCATGAGTTGAATAGCACCAAGGGCAAGCAAACCCGTTGCTAGGAGTCCCCATGTTGCTGGCTCGGGGGTGGAGATAGTCTGAACACACTCTGGAGAGCTGAAGTTACATCCTACGTCCGGTTCAACGAAGCCCACGAACGGTGCGAGGTCTTGAGCGGTAAATAGCGCTCCCGACCGGAAGCTAAATGACACCGTCGCGTTGGAGCCACATGTCTGTAGTATTCGTCCGTAGGGTGTGACCCACGGGGAGATTGGCAACGATCCGCAACCGATGATGGCTCCCTCAGAGAGTCCATAGAAGGATGCGAAGTCTGGTGGGCCAGATGACGCGAAAAACTCCCAGTAGTTCTCTGACTCCCCACCACGTTCTGAAGGTCCCTGAGAGATGTCCAATGCTCCGCCAGTGAGAAAGCCCGTCATACCACCTTGTGTAGTTGAGCCTGGATACGTGATATCCCCAATCTGACTCGGATTAGCTAGCGGAGTGTAGAGTCCACGACCGTAGCGGTCCCAAACGCTGATGAAGGTGATGGCACTTGGAGTGTTTGCGTTGGGATTGGTGCCGAAGAGGTTCGTCACCTGCAACGTGACCAGCGTTCCCCAGAAGAGTCCACCAGTGAACTGCTGGGCGATCACCGCAAGCGAGACGCAACCCCGGAGGGGGCCCGTGGTACAATAGTTAGTGTAGTCAACTCGCGAGGACTGTGCGACCAGGCCCGTAGGAAGCGACAAACTGAGAAGGAGAGCAAGTGACCTTTTCATGGTTCCTCCGGCAGGGCCCAAATCGCGGCACTGTGGCAGATAAGCCCGCCGCCACTATGGAATTGAGGATTGGCCGTTAAGGGCAGTCCATCCCTACATCGGGCGCAGGTTGCCTTCGCACACCGCTCCCGCTCACGGCTACGAATTACTCGCTCGCTCCACCCGGGCTCCAACCTCTTGTTGTTGTCAAGCGCTCGGCAGGCTGGGCACTCCTCACCGCTGGCTTCCTCGTTCCACCAGACCGGAGGGTGACCGTCCCTGCACATGTGCTGGAAGTTTTGCTCCAGTTCCCGCACCCGCTGCACGAGGGCGATGGCGTCTTGGCCTACGACCTGCAAGCGGTCAAGGGCGAGAGACGACTTCATCCACGGTGTAGCTTGCAAGAAATCATGAGCATCTTGCTCCATCTGCTCCAGCGTCCGCTGTGGCACTCGTGCGGGCTCGAAATCCTCAATCATTAGTGCCTCCTCTTCGCTTCCTGCGCTGCAATCGCTGCGAGCACTCGCGGATCGGCTTGTGCTTGCATGATCTCGCCCTGCTTAGGCCACGGACCGACGAAGAGGCCAGCGATCTTAGTTGGGACGAATGCGAGCGCACATGGCGCGTTGTTGTCCGCCCTACCGACAATGAAGACTGGCCGATCGGGTGAGGCTGTGGAGATTAGCTTTTCTACAAGCTTCACCACTTCCTCCATGGGCTTGTCGGTCTTCACGTCCCCGATCTGGCCATTGTCGAAGATGACACGGACTAGGGTATCGATGATGGGGACGATTGTGAGCTCGTCGTTAGACATGTGGGGGCTCCTTATACATTTGTGGATAAGTCGATGTGTGACACAATCAGAATCTTCACAGGCTTCCCTAACGCTCGTGCAAACTTGACAGTCCAGCAGCCTCCAGACTTAACGTGGTCGGCTGTCTTACAGTGGTAGCACGACTCGAAGCGCATTCCAGTATACCCTGGAGGTAGTTCTCTGACTGTAATACAAACTACCGTGTCGCTATCGTAAGCGATTAGCTGATTTCTCTGCTTGTAGCCACCGTTCCAAGTCCTGGCCTTGGGAAGGTGCTCGATGTACTGGAGACCGAGAAGCTTCGCCTCCTCTACTGTCCAGATGTCAATGCCTCCAAGGTGACAACCTCCGGAGATCACTATGTCTCCAGGCCTGAGGAGTCCTCGTATTATCTTACGAGCGGCTTCTTCAGTCTGTGGAGTAAACTTAGCTGCTTCTGCCCCAACGATTCCGATTCTCATAAAAGTGTCGGAGAGGATTTGAACCTCACTTGGGAATAACCCTTCCGACCGGCCGTCGCGTCGCGGCCCGACACTCTTCTCCTACGCCTTCAAGAACCGTTGGACCCTGTCCACGATACGGTTCTCGTAGGGCTCGTTCTCGATCGTGACCTGGAGCCGTTGACCGACGAGCTGGTCCGTATCGAACGGAACGTCGTCTCCAGCACGCATCCGATCAGCGATGTCGTCGAAGCGACACGCTCGTAGGAGCTCGTCGAACCTGAACGCTCCCTTGCCGGTGATGAGTAGGAACGCATCCCTGCTGACGACTTCCCCGTCGACCTCGACTCCGAACGTCGGAACGATCATTGGGTTGTCGCTCTTTGAGGTCTTGGTCTCGCACTTCGTGATCGACGCTTTGTACGTTCCAGGCTTGATTGGCTGGAACTCCTTCACGTCCTTAAGGTTCGGATAGATCGTGGGCACGACTAGGCTCCCTTCGCTGTGGTGAGACTACGGATCTGCTCGTCGACTGACTTGAACTCCCTGTCCAGCGCAGGCCAGGACCACTCCGTCCCGTTGGGAATCCCTGACCGGCTCCCTGCGAGGTCGATGCCCGTTGCTTGGGTGACAAGCTTTCGCGTTAGCCCCGAGCCACTCGGGACAGCAACGAGGCGATAGACCTCATCGAACATGAGGGGGACGCGTTCCGCGGATTGACCAGTGAGGAGTGGTACCCTTTGGATGACGGACCCTTTGTCGTCGGAGACCTCCTTTTCGTGACACAACACTACAATATGCTTGTCGGTGTCGAGAAGCATCCGTATGAATTGCTCGACCATGCTCCGCTCTGCGCCATAGTCCTGGATGCGCGGAATCAGAAGTCCGGACTTCACGGCCTGACTGTGAGTGAACGAGAGCGGCTTCGGCCCGAAGGCTGTACTTCCGAGGAGAATCACTCCCTTGTTCATCGCGGCTTCGGAGAGTGTAGTGCCGGTGTCGAGTACCCATGTGTCGAACTGCGTGCGCTTCCCTGTGGTCATCCAGTCGTCAAACCACTTACATGCTGCATCGAAGGCATTGTGAGTCGTGACGACTCCCCCAGGTCCGCGGGCGCCTTCGTGAAATTGGCCGACAGGATACTCTGGGTGCCAACCGTACAGATCAACGAATGCTTTCGACCTCAGGGTTAGCGTCCCCTTATCGAAGTCGATGAAGTTTGGCCGCGGCCACGAGCCAGCGCCGAACGTCTTGCCAACCTTCGACTTGCCGTAGACCAGAACGCGGCGATGTGGATTGAGCTTGATGCCGCCGAGGGTGGTCATTGTGGCGTGGCTTCTGGTGCTACTTCTTCGAAGTACTCGGATTCGGCCTCGGAAACCTCGCTGTCCGACCAGAAACGGTCGTTGATGTCATCGTGTTCCTCTGCAATCTTCACTGCTGCCTCGTACGCGAGCTCCTCGTTGTCTGCCTCGACTTCTACCTCCGAGACTTGGACAACGGTTCTGGTGAGTCCTACCTTCCATTTCATTGTGGAGACTCTCCTTTCAGTACTTGTTCGACTACGTCCTGGAATCCTCCGTAGTCGTACCGCGTGAGCTGTTGTGGATCACGAAGTTCGATGAAGTACCTAGCCTTATCTAGTTCTTGTGCCACGTCGAGCATCCAACGAAGACGAGTCGAGATCAGGGCATTACGTACACGACGGAACTGGACGAGTGTCTCTTCGCTCCCTAAGTCACTGTGCGCACTGCTAACGGAAGTGACCAGTGCTTCGTCGTGGTCATCTGCATCGAGCGCACCACGCTCCACGAGGTCGCGTACGTCTTCAGCGATCAGCTCCGCGTCGACTTTGGACGGAGCTTTGAAGACTATACGGAGCGTGGCGATGAAGGTTTGGTCAGCCACGAGTTAGTCCACTGTAGTTCCTCATCGTCGCTTGAGTGCGTACAATATCGTCGTACGCACGTGCCAACTGACTCAACGTCTGTCTACTTTCTTGCAACTCCTTGAGACTGTCCGTAGATCCGAGTTCCAGAAACCTGTGGAGCTTGTCTACCGGAATCCAATAGCGATCTCCTGGGGCATTGGCGTCGAGCAATAAAAGTTCTTCGCAGATATACCCTGGTTTCATTTTAACCTCCTGTTCTGCTCCGTGATAGTTGACCTGACGCAGCAGGGCCATGACTTCTTCTGGGCGCGACTCGTCGAGTACATCTTCGATGAACTTACGAAGATCGCCTTTCGACATCAACGTACTGAGTCCATCAAAGGTGTAATAGACGTTCCTGATCTGAACTCGAGTCCGTAGACCAAGCTTCTTCATGAGAATACGCTCTGGGAATCCAGTCTGGAGATTACACTCCCCCTGATATGCTCGTGCGAAGAAACATTCCCCCCAACTCGACGCTCCATCCTCGAACGCGGTGAGTCCCTTCTCAATCCTCTCCGGTCCCATCCGCTGAAGAACCTCTCGAATCGACTGTCTGATTCCGTGGTAGAATATGTCTCTGATGTCTGGCATGACGGCGACCTTCCTTCCTGACGAATCGTGAGTGTTCCTGCCTCGTTGCGAGCTCGAAGTCGATGAGTGTGTGGGTCAGCGACTCGACACATGTGAAGAAGTCCGCAGGAGACGTGGATCCTCTAGGGAAGACGTTCTCCCGGAGCCAGTCTTCAGCCATCCGTCTACAGCGTTCCCGACGGACCCTAGGAGCATCTCTTGTCATTTCTGACTCCGTGCCTCTTGCTCGCGCTTGGTCCATTCGGCTTCGAGACGTTGCCTTTCCATGAGCGCTGACTCGCCGTGTAGATCGCAGTAACAGCCCAGTTCCTCGTTTCGGTTGCCTATGAGTTGCTGGATCGCGAGCCGCTTGCATGCTGCTGCCACGCAGCGCCGCTGGATATCGCGAAAGTAGGCCATTAGTTCATTCTCCCTTCCCTGTGACTTCGACGGTATCTCTACGTTCGTGATCCCATGGGTGCTTCACGTAGTTCTGATCGAGCATCCGCTCACGATCATTCGGATGCATGGAGCAAACGCCATGATACTCACACAGTCCGTACATCGTACAGGACTGTGTCCGCATAGGCCAGTAGCCGTTGCGTTCATGGAACTTGATCTCATCACAGACGGATTTGACGTTGCGCTTCCACTCGTCAATCTCTGCAGGGGCCCGTGATGTGATGTGGCGCTCGAACCGCGTAGCACTAGCCTTGTAGATTCCGATAGCGTTGATGAGCGCGCCGCCGACCTGACGACCAGTGAGTTGTTGGAGTCCCCAGATGTAGCCAGTGATCTGGTTGTTGGGTTTGAACTGGTGAAAGTAGTACGAGCTCAACTGGGAAGTTGTCTTGTGTTCGAGGGTATACACTAGGTCGTTGAACTGGATGCCCCCGTCGAGAATCATTCCGTACTCGATGGGCTCCCCATCGTCACAGGTCAGTCCGAGGTCGATGGTAGCGACACGCTCGATCAGCGCTGATCCGTTACCGCCTCCGAGGAACTCGAATGACTCGTCTGGATAGTGTTTAGCATAGTCCCTCATGACTCCGAGACACTTATCCAGCGTTCGATGGTCGTCAACGTGACCGTGATCCTCCCACTTCGCAGCCATCGCCTCCATCGAAGCGAGGAGTGACGCCTCCCAGTTGTCTCCTGTAGATCGTCGCCGGTACCATTCAGCGAGTCCATAGTGAACGTTCGCTCCTGCAGACAACGCTGGACTCTTCCCGCGGCCAGTCCACGCCTCGACGATTCGCCTGCGGTACTTCGTCGGGCAGGTCTGGTGAGTGACGAGAGTGAAGTTGTCGATGATCATGAGGATGGGCCAGTCTGTTGAGGGACAAGAACTCGATAGTTCTGCCACATCTGGACTGCCTTATCCATGGCTTGGACCGCGGCGAGCTCGGTGACTTGTATGGAGTAGATGAGAACCTGACGGCGGACACTCGTCTGAGTAGGTCCGGCTGGCGTCTCGTCTGCGTGAGGCTTGTTTCGCTCGCGCTTCAGCGCGTGGAGCGCCTCAAACAAGTCATGCGCTTCCCGAAGTGCCTGCTCTGCTATGTTCCGGTAAGCTTCCGGGTGAGTCTCTGACATGTCATGTTCCGATGTGGTGTGGTCACTTCTCGACTACCTTCAGGACGGCCCACTTAGCGGCGTTGTACTTCGCGCTTGTGCCAACGACATTCCCAGCCAGGATTTGTCTACCGAGTTCCTGTCGGAATGGTTTCATCTTCGTCTGGTACGCTAGGCGCTGCTGATTCGTCAACGTGCGATAGCGTTCGAGGAAGTCTTCGTCGGTCACCCACTGTCGTTCAGTCATACTGGTCTCTCTCAAGGATGTACTCTCTGATCTTTCTAGAGAATAGTAAAAGGTCGCGCTTCTTGTTGCTAGAGAGGGACTCAAACTGGACTCCTACTATCTCATCCGCTATGAGCTTAGCGATGAGATTCTCTTCCTGTTGATTTACGACGATCACTCTCTTCACCGTGCGTCCCTCCTGTTTGTCTGCTATGGAGGAGGGAGGAATCGAACCTCCCATAGACCAGCCTGAAGGAGCGACCTTCAGGATCAATCCCCCAAAGGTGGCGACGCTGACACCGAAGATCGGCTGCCGACGCTGCAGGCGTCCAGGAACGCATCTCGTGTCTCACCACGTCGCCACGGTAGGGCCCCGGCTCGGATGAGGTCATGTCAACCTCGGCACAAGTATCGTATCCCTCATTCCCTGTGCCAACGCCGGGATGGATACGTTAGTCGACTGACGGTAGCGTCACGCGACCTTCCGCGAGCGCCTTGAGGAACGCCGCGAGCTCGTCACCGTCCGCACCCGCCTCTACAGCCTTCGCGGCCATGCCGCGAGCACGACTCACTGGAGTCGACACGCCGACAGCCTTCGCTCCAGGCCGGAACTTGATCTGCGCCTCCGCGATCTCGTCGTCGGACTTACCGGCGATGCGCATCCGGCGAGCGATGCCCTGAAATGACACGATCAAAGACGTTCCGTTCACGACGTTCAGGACTCCCTGGTCGCCGTAGAACTCTCGTGCCTTATCCAGGTCGTCCCACTCCAACAGCGGCACATCACCTAGTGACTGCGTCCCGCGGGCGGTCTTGACTTCGTCGTAGTTGAAGTGTGCACCGTCCGGAGCACGAACTGTGAGACCTTCACTGATTCCTGCGGTCATGATGATACTCCTTGGAGGTTGAGGAACGGGCCGATGGCCCCAAGGAAGGGGAGTGGATGTCCCCTGCCAGTGATGAGACTGTCATGGCCACTGTAATCCTGAGATTCGTTCAACTACACTACCGTCTTCTCTGATAGTCAGTCGACCGGAGGCTATGCCTCGTAGGAACTTAGTAAAAGCATCCTCGTCGACGTAATCATGAGGAGAGAATGGCTGGGAATAAGCAAAGGCGTGTTGAGCTTGCTTCTCGAGATACCGCCGTTCGTTCTCAGTCCAAGGCTTAAGATATGACTTCTGTTTGAACCATGATCCGAACCGTGGAACGAATATCGAGATGGTGCCGACTGCGACTGACGAGAGGAAAAGCCTACGATCTGGCATGTTGTGTCCCCTTCCGATCCGATTCCGAAAACCTGATGCAATATAACACTACTCACGTCCCTTGTCAATGGGAATTGACAGGGTTTGTGCTGTCCTCGCGCAGAGTTGACACTCCAACTTGAACCTATATGGATACGACCGTTCGATCCAGTCGGAGGTCACCCTGCGCCCGCAGAATGTGAGTGGCTCCGTAGGGGACTTGAAGTGAATCAGTCCTGGTCCACGTGGAGCCTCGACTAGAATGAAGTTATTCATTTGTGGATAAGCGCGTGGAGAGTTCCTCCCACTCGCGTCGCAGTGTGTAGAGCGAATCCAACGTCCTGTAAGCTTGCTCACGCGTCTTAGCACTCGACGCGTTTGACACCTTTCCTTGTAGGAAGGAAATGAATCTGTTGATTTCTTCGAGTTGTTCTTTGGTCATCTTCGTTTCCCCTTATCGTCTTCGACTCCAAGGAGTCCATTGACTATCAGCCACGCTCCGATGGCAGCGACGATTGTGGAGATCATCGTGTCTTGAAGACTTTCAGTGGATGCGGTGCGTACTCCGTTCGACTCTCCTCGGACCAGCCTGGAAGCGTGGCACACCACGCGAGGAGCTTATCAACCTGTTCAACTGTCAGCCAGGCTGGTTCCCAGAACGGAAGATACGCTGGCCTTGACACGTAGTTACGTGCTGCTGCGTGCCACCAGTCGTGACATCTGAAGTCTACACACTCCCGATCTGGTCCGATCAACACTTGCGTCGTCCCTGGAGGCCAGCGACTATACATCTCTTCATGTGACATATCTCCGGGGTCAGGTCCAGCGTGGCTCATGGTTGAACCTCCTTCTTGAAGACGAACGTGCACTGCTGTCCTTCAGAGACGATCTCAACTAGCCTAAACTTCCTGCTGAGGATCCTGACAGTCTTGAGGAATAGTGGAATCGCTCTTATCATCGACGACATTGCGCAGACCATCGTGAGCTGGTCACGATTCATCTCCGTCAGATCATCTGGCATCCTGGTGAGGAACTCATCAGTAGCCTCTTCACTTGACAGAACTCTCGCAGTGTTCTCCGCGAGGATGACGACAGTTTCAGTCTCCGTAGTCATAGTTCAGTCCCCAACGACGTGCTTCACCGTCCACCCTGTCCATACCTCGTTCCTGGAACATCCAATCTGGTAAGGGGCAACAATCTCTGGTAATTTCGGGCAACGCGTCTGCCAGCTCTCTCCCCTCAGCCGCGAACAGCGCGAGTCTGGCATATGCCATGCGGGCCTTCATCCTACTCCAACTGGGAAGAGTTACGAAATAGCTCGGCTTCCTACATAGTTGATGATACTGTAGACACGTATCGAGATACTCGACTACCGCTCTGTCATACTTGTTGAATCTCATAGTCCGATCTCCGCTGGCAGAATGTGAATATACTCTTCTCCGTCGTCCGTTGAAATCCTCACGACGACTAACATGACGTGCCGCGTTCGAGTTGTCGAGCCCCTGAATCCAACTACGGAGCCGCTCCCTAGAGGGGTTTGGACTTGTTGACCAAGTCTGATGGGAGTCACTCGACCACCTCCACAGTCACGGAGATACGTCGTGGTTTCTCGTTCTCCCCGAATGCGCTCTTTTGTATGTACAACACTCCTATCACCGTGTTGGAGTCGCTAGAGAGCGGAGCGACGTTGTCGCCTTCAGCGACTTCCTCTGCGAATCTGTACGTGTTCTTCGTCTCGCGCTCGAACGTGAACATTCGCTTCAACATGAGGACCTCCGAAGTGGATTGTTACCTTGACAGGACGATGAGCTGTTCGATAATGCCTGCATCGCTGTCTCCCGTGAGCCAGTACACGATCTCGTGGCTCCACGGATGGCCCCTGGGGACGTGGCTAATCCTCATTCTGTACGCTCCGTGTCTATGTACCTCTTAATCTTGTTGGCCAGATCGAGGAGTTTAATGAAGTCAAGGGTTGGACCGTCATCCATATGTCCCATGAGAGAACAGGGGCGGCAGATGAAAGAAGGGCCGTAGTCTGTGAATTTGACGGCCACGGCGGTATGAGGGCATGGATCGTCTTTATGCCCCCAATCTTCACATTCGCACTTCGCCCTGGTCTTGTGCATTGCCGTCTCCGATCGTGTGGTTTGTTGAACCTCATCCCATCATCAATCTTCCCAGATTGAGAAGCACTGGAGCTTTGCGACAGACTGACGTAGGTCCCGTTTTCCAGGATTCGACTTTCTTGATCTCCCACCAGGAGTTGTCACTCACGTTGTGTCGAGGAAGGACCCTGACCTCGACTTCTGCGTCAGGGTCATGCCCACAGTTCTGAAGGGCCTCGATGAGTTGTTGAACAGTCATACGTGTCACCTCGGATTGTGTGTGTCTTTCGCACACCACTACGACGTGGATTAACATGGTCCTCATGGGCTGTTGACCTGTTCGCATCGTGGACACTTCCTAGCACGAACGGCTCCATAGACACATCCACATCCTGAACACGAGATGCGCTTCATCCACTGGAGACGTGGCTTACCCCTCGTCGCCAGCGGGGTCCGCGAATCATCATGCGTTGCGTTTCGACTCAACGCCGCAGCCATCCCCGGTGCGAATGTTGGAGGTATGCATTTGTGAATAAGGCGAGGATCGCTGCGGTCTATGGGACTAGGGGTCCCCGGTTGGACGGTTGGAACGTACTCAAATGTTGCGAGGATCTTCACGTCATGGTTTGGTTTGTAGAATATTGGCTCATCTGCGTCTGATGGGATGAACATCTTTACGACGTTGGAGATGTTGAGTCCACACGCCGCGCACAGGATGCGCTGCCGCACGGAGTCACGTCCCCAGTTACGTTCTGCCCAGGTGTATACCCCGAGCGCGGGCGTTCCGCACGTCGCACAAGGAATGACTTGTGCATTGCTTGGAATGTTGATAGTTGCCATCACGCCCGCCAATATGCAACGTCCGTCGACCCACAGCGAGGACATGTTGGGAGGTCAAACACCCACCCGAAGGCGAATTCAACTCGCTTTTGAAAGGCGTTGTGACATATCACGCAGACGAAATTGACCAGCTTCTCAGACATGTTTTCCCCCCCGATGGATGATTCGATCATGCCCCCAACCTAACACCCGATCCCCAACTTGTCAAGATCCCCTCGATCGCTTCGCACGAAGCTCCTCCAGCGACGGAAGCTTATCCACGACTTTTGGTTCTCGCGTCGCCTCGATCTCCCTCGCCTCCGCTGCGAGTCGCTTCGCTGCTTCTTCCACATTCGACGTGACACGTGCCACTCTAGCCGTTACCTCCTCTTCTTCGTACTTTCGTTTTCGCTCTTTGTCTTCCTTCTCCTTCTTCCCCCACGCAGCAACGAACTCCGTATTCGTCTTCACGCTTGCCAATCGTGTTCTCCGTGGTGGAATGTCTTCAGCGTATCCGTACGCATCCGCTTCCCTAAGTTCTCCTGCCTGTTCCGCTGCCCGATCAACGCGTAGTGTCCTTCTCCTCTCCTCCCTCTTAATCCCTGTATATACCGTCGCTGGACTGACTCCCATCCGCTCCGCAATCTGAAACCCGCTCAGCCCGTCTTCGTAGTACATCTTCCAGTACGTCTCTTGTCTCTCCGCCGGCTTATATAACCACTCCATTGGGTCTCTCGTCGACAGTCTTCGTCGTCGTGTCATCTTCTCTCCATATTTATGGCCTGACCTAATATAACATATCTCTGTCCCCTTCGCAAATCATCCATTAGATAGTCCGCTAGTCCTCTAGGCAGCTCTCATATACCGTCCCCATACCCTGTCGTCTTGCGTCTTGTGTTGTTCCTTGTTCGTTGTGGGTTGTTTTTTACTAGAGATTTTTTTTTTGAGTAACAACAACAAAGGAAACGACTCGAAGAGAACAACTTCAACTTTCCAGGGTACGGGGACTCCCCCTAAGAGGCGACTGACTCACTATGCGACTATCGGAGATGATTTCAACTGAACGACCGCCGGAGATGATCCGCCTCATGAGCACAAAAAAAGGGGCGACCGTGGAGATCGTCCCCTGATGACGTGGTTCCGATGGGATGTCGTACGACCTACAGACCGAGCCCCTTCACATACGCCGCTGCGAGACCCTGCGCGACCTCGACTGGGACACCAACGTCCACGTACCCAGCGATGACGGCCGCTCCGATGGCGACGGAGTCACGATCTCCTACCCATCGAGTACCGTCCGGCAGCACGATTGACGGTGCCTGCCGCCCGTTCGCCCGGGCGCCCAACAGGCTGTCGATGCACGCGCGTTCGAGTTCGGCGTTCGTCACCTTCCGGTTCTTGACGATCATCTCCCGGACGACACCCTCGCACTTCACGTCCCACGAGGTGTTGTTGACCCCGAACATAATGGCGGAGTCTCCGAACGCCTCACGGGCTAGGTCGATCTCCATGATGTGCAACCGCGGGGCGTTGTCGCGGAGTTGGACCTTATCCGAGCCCTTGCCCTTCGAGATCGGCTCGTAGACGAACTCCACCCCGCACGCGTCCAGGTTGGCGTGGATGTGTTCTGCGTTGTGCGACATGTTCCCTCCGATGTGATGTTGAACGATGTTGACACGACTCCGTCCCCATCCCATCGGAACCCTAGTCCACCCTCGATCGTGGGGCGCCCGTGCCCGATATCGAGGTGTATGAGAATGAGCATCCCCAATATACCACCCGCCAGGGTCGATGTCAACATGCCATGCTCCACACCCCCGAACCAGCCGCGACATGCCACGAAGGTTGACTCTCACCAACTCGCCATCCTAAAACGATCCAAGTGTCGACAGCGCTGGCTTATTCACAAATGAATAAGGGATTGGAAGCATTGACAAGGAAAGGAGAAGTTGTTATTATGGCCCATGATTGGGATGAGGTGTCGATCTTCAACGACGATCAGCTACGCACGCCAGCTAGAATACAGGCGTACGCGGAAGCCGAGCCCACGTCTGCGGATGGCAACGAGACTGTACGCAGCAGGAGCAGGGACGAAACGTGCGATAGCGCAGGCAGTAGGGATTCATCCGCAGACGTTATACTTCCAGACTATGCCATCTACCCAGAATCCACACATCAAGGCCATCATGGACAGCGTGGACTCGCAGATTCGTGAGAAGGTTGTGGACGTGAGCGTGCTCATAGAACGACTGTCTGAGCGTGCGATTGGGAAGCTCGGATCGCTGATGATGGCAGCACAAAGTGAAGTAGTACAGTTCCAAGCAGCGCGAGACTTAGCTGATCGTGGACTGCGGACTGCGAAGATTCAGCGACACCAAGTCGAAACGCTCACGCTCAACGGACGCGATGCGAAGGAGATCGCCGATGCGATCGTGGCGGCAGCGAAGCTACGTGCACAGGCTGCGGAACATGGGGATCTTGTGTTGACGGAGGGCGACAATGGTCGACCCTGACGCGACTCCGACGCCGTCGATTGGACGTATTGTGCATCATAGGGGAATCAGCTCCAACGGTACGAACGTCCATTCAGCGATCATCACACGAGTCTGGTCAAAGACGTGTGTCAACGTCTTGGTATTCCCCGATGGTGGAGACCCTTCGCCGCAGTTTAGTCAGGAGTTAGTCGACCCTGACATGGATGTCTTAGGTTGGTTCTGGCCTACGAGGGTCTAATGCCCTGGCGCGTGACGAAGGTCGGTTCGCAGTACGTTGTGGTGAAGAAGGGAACTGGTGCCCCTGTTCCGGGCGGTTCTCATGGAAGCCGCAAGGACGCCGTGAAACACATGCAAGCACTATACGTCAACGTTTCGGATGCGAAGCGTCATCCAAAGGGCCATTAGGCCCTGTTGACCCCTATGGCAACTGACTTACCTCTCCTCGATGATACAGTGACTCAGCTGCCGTCGGACGATCTCCACAACATGGCTGAGCTGGGACGGTCGTCGCTGTATTTCCTTGCGAAAGCGATCCTTCGTTATCGTGACATGACGGATCGCTTCCACGGGCGCTGTGCGGAGTGGTACGATCGCTGCAGGACGCAATTCAAACAGATTCTGTGGCCGCGGGACCACTACAAGACTTCCCTCATCACAATAGCAGGGACCGTACAGCGCGTCGTCCGTGACGTGAACAGGACTAGCCTGATCTGCAACGAGTCCGCAACGAACAGCGAGCTGATGCTCCGTGCGATACGGCTGCACGCAGAATCGAATCGAGTCTTCCGTGCAGTCTATTCCGACATCATTCCGCGTGACATCAAGCGTGTCCGATGGAATGACCAGATGCTCGATTTCGAGCGCTCGTTGATCAGTCCATCCCCCACGATCGACACCATCGGAATGACTGGCGCGGTAGTGTCACGTCACTATCATCACATCACTTTCGACGACCCTGTGGGGGAGGAAGCTGCGGCATCCCAGAAAGTCATGGACGACACGATTCGACGGATGTCAGGACTCACAGCATTGCTTGTGAAGCCTGAAGTCGATACGGTCGACTACGTGGGGACCCCCTGGCTGATGCACGATACGGTCAGCTGGTTCGCTCGGACATTCGAGTCACGTCTAGCTAAGCTCATCATTCCGGTCATGGTAGACGGGGAGATCGTATTCCCTGAGCTCATCACACCGGAAATGCTCGCAATCAAACGAAAGGCGCTAGGAGAGTATAGGTTTTCGTGTTGGTACCTCCTAAAGCCTCGTGACTCCGAGAAACAAAACTTAAACGTTCAAGATATCCGCTTCTGGGACTGGTCTGACGCTTCCGAGTCCGCAATCAATCTCCTAAACCCCTCCGGAGAGGTCATAGATGTCTGGTCGACTTCGCAGCTTGACATCACCACTACAGTCGATCTTGCAGCAGCGGAGAAAGCTTCTTCAGACCGTAACGCAATCGTCACGGTCGGAGTTAGTCCGAAAGGTCAGGCCATTGTCCTCGATACGTTCGTTAAGCTCTGTACGCCGATCGAGGTGATTGACCACCTATTCTGGCTAGCGAAGCGATACACTCCACGTTCGTTTGGGATCGAAGACGTGGCGTACCAAAAAGCGTTGAAGTATTTCGTCCGTCAGCGTGCTATCGACGAGGAGATGTGGCTCCACGTCGTCCCGGTGCGCCCCCCTGCGAAGGCTAAGTCGCACATCCGTGGGCTGCAGCCTATCATGGCAACGGGGCGACTCTACGTCCATCCTACACAGCACGTGCTCCGTAACGAGCTCGCTGAGTTCCCCCTCGGTGAACACGACGACGCAGCGGACGCTCTCGCGCTGCAGCTACAGCTGATGTCCGGTATGGTAGGTGAGGACGCTATCAAGCGTTCTATGGATCGAATCGAAGAGGTTGTCAAGAACCTCCTTAGGCCTCGTCAGGCTACACGAAGCGAGCAGATCGAGGCCGGGATCGGTCCGTTGTGGTCTTCTCCACTTCCCGAGGGTTCCGTTGACGATCTCGACGACTGGTCCCGTGAGCGCTTCCTGAACTGGGACGAGACTGTAATCGAGGAACGCCGTGTCGCGTAACGTCGTTGCCGCGATGCGCCGACTGAAGGACGTAGTCGATGAGCAAACTGCAGACGAAGGTCTGTGGTTCAAGGCCGAGACTGCTCCAGAAGCGTACCTCCAGCGGGCGCTTCGGAAACTTCATACGCACATAGAAGCCGAGTTCGACGCTGCCGTGCAGGAACGTGTATGACGTATCCTGGCGACGTTAAGTTTCACGAGCAAGCTGCTCCAGTTTCGCAGGAGTTCAACGTAGAGCAGGGTGACCTCCTTCCGCCACAGGCAGAGTTCCTCGACGACAACCCCTATCCTGCGCCAATCCTGAAGGGGATCAGGACAGAACGTCTCGAGGCCTTCAAACAGTGGATCGAGGGCTGGTTGACTGAACTTGACGAATCAATCCAACGGAAGCGTGATCAGTGGGCTGACGAGGAGCGAGCGTACCGTGCTGCTTCTGAAGGTCCTATGACCGAACCCTTCGTTGGTGCCTGTGGTGATGTGATTCCAGCTATAGCAATGGCTGTCGATCCTGTTCACGCCCGACTCGACACGGGAATCTTTAAGGCCGATCCAGTCATCAAACTGAAGGCTCTTCGGAAAGACCTGCTCGACACAATCCCTGGCATGGAGCGGTTCATTCAGTTCTATCAGAAGCACAAGTTGAATCTCCGCTCTATCGTGTCACCTCGACTTATGGAGTCATGTAAGCATGGCACGATGGTGCTGTGTACGGAGTACGACCACACGAAGTATGACATCATGACGTACGACGAGCGGTGGAACCCTGTGAAGCGCGAAGTCACTACATTCAAGGGCCCACGAGTCTACGCCGTAGCATTGAGCGACTTCCTCTTCCCACCACACTATCAACACCTCCAAGACTGTCCTGTTGTCTTCGAGCGTGTCCGTACGACCCTAGACACGCTCCGGATCATGGAGGCGTCAAGTAAGATCGAGAACGTCGATGCACTCGTTGGTCAGGGACACGACCAGCGAACGACTACGGAAATCGAGACGGAACGCTCCACAGGTCACGAGGAGCACCGTATCGACCCAAACAAGGTCGTCGTCTACAAAGGTTGGTGTGACTACGACCTGAACGGTGACGAACTTCCAGAGCGTATCGCACTCCTGTATCACTGGGACACTCGTACCCTGTTGATGCTCCGCTACAACTGGTACTTCCACCAACGGAAGCCCTACACAGTCATCCCATACATTGCCGTGACTGACTCCCTGTACGGTTTCGGTCTCGGTGAGATGATCAAACCCCTCCAGGATATGTTGACGCAGTTTCACCGTCACGCAATGAATAATGCGTACCTTGTGAACTGCCGTATGTTCATCTCGTCGAAAGATTCCGGAGTCGAGCAGAAGCCTCGCCTCTTCTCCGGGCGAGTCTTCAAAGTCAACGATCCGACGAAGGATTTCATCCCGTTCTCGATGGCTGATGTCTATCCATCGACGTTGACGGAACGACAGAATCTATTCGGTCTGATTGAGAAGCGAACTGGCATCAGCGACTACTTGACTGGTCGGGAGTCCCCGATCGTCGGCTCGCGTGCGACGGCTACATCCACCGTTGCACTGATTCAGGAAGGTACGAAACGTGTCGAGGAGGTCCTCGAGAACATCCGCGTTGGCATCGCTGAGGTTATCGAGAACTGCGTCTACATCTGGATCCAGTATGGCCTCGGCGAGATCGACGACCTCGTCTTCGGCGACGACGAAACTGCTCAACAGGTCCGGAAGTTCTTCTCATCCGTCAACCAATCCAACGTCAACGGTTCCATCGCTATCGACCTCGCTGCTACCGATGCGATGAACAACAGGCAGATTCAGCAGCAGATCGCCCTCGCAATCATCAATGTGATGATGCAGTACTACACGAAGCTCGTTGAAGCTGGCCAACTCGCGATGCAGGCCGCACAACAGATGCCTGACCTCGCGGAGCTGATTAAGGCGACGATGCACGCTTCGCGTGAACTGTTTAAGGACCTGTTGACGAAGTACGACATCCCAAACCCAGAAGACTACCTCCCTGCACTGGAGGACTTCCTTGCCCAACCTACCGCAGGACAAGGAGTCACGGGACTCCCTAGCGGAGGACCTGGCGGACCTGGAGGGGCTCCTGTCGTGGCAGGTCCTGCAGCAGCGCCTCCAGGAGTGGTTGGAAATGGAGGAACGCCTCCTTCTCGACTCCCAGGATTTAACTTTGGTCTTCCGGTCCCAGGGGGCGGTGCGAATGTTACGTAAGGTTCTTCGTGCGCGAAGCGATTTGCGTACAGAGCTACTAAATACACCTGGAGAGACTCCCAATGTCTGACGAGCGGCCAGAAGAGATCGTGATCGAAGGCGCAAACGACCCAGGACCGACTGCGGAAGAACTCCTCGGCTTCGGTCGTGTGGACATCGACGCGCTGGAAAGTCCACCTAAGGAGGAGTCGACTCCTCCCACGAAGGTCGATCCGAAGACTGTCAAGCTCGACGGGGATGACTTCCCAGAGGAGTTCAGGGGAAAGTCCCTCGCTGACGTACTTGAGCACACTCGTCGGCTCGAGTCTGCGCTCCGTATCAGCGAACAGGGCCGTGTCGCGGCACAGCATCAACCTCCACCGGCCGCGTCAGCCCCTGTACCAGTCGCTGACGAACCTGATCTGAACCGTGAAGAGCTCGCACAGCTCCTTCAGACCGACGCCGTAGCTGGTGTTCAGGCGCTGATTGACCGTGCGATGACACGTGCAGAGAAGCATCTCGAACGTCGTCTCGGTGGGATCACTGCAGGTGCAGCCTCTACAGCTGAGGCACATGCGCGTCAGCTGTATCCAATGGAGTTCGAGCTGTTCGGTTCGCAGATCAAGCGCTTCGTGGAGTTGATGCCCGACAAGTCCCCCCTGTCGTCCGTTGATGGCTGGGACAACGCTATCGCGTACATTCGAGGCCTCCGAGGTAACATCGAGCAGTACATGGAGGCCGTCTCGAAGAAGAATGGAAAAGATACAACGATCCCTCCTGGTCCGACACGTGAGGCTGCCGTGGCTGGTCCAGTCCTTCGTAGTCAACGTGCCCCAGTCGGCGGCCCCTCCGCTCGCATCACCGATCCGACTGAGCGCGAAGTCATGATCGAACTCAACTTCAATCCCGACGATCCGAAGTCTGTTCGGGAGTGGAACTACTGGAAAGGACAGAAGTAACCCATGCCCACGCCTGGCGAGATCAAGAAGGAAGTCGACGCGCTCGAACGGAAGACTGGCCCCTCCGGAGCCGTTCCGAACGACCGCAAGACCGACATGCTCGACTTCACTGATGTCGAGAAGCGTCACCCCGACAAGCACATCCGTCTGGTGAACGTCTCCGACTCAACCAACGTCGGGCGGAAGCAACGCAGACAGTACGAACGTCTCCCTGCCGAGCAGGGTGGCAAGCAGGTCGGAAACCTCGTTTTGTTTGCTCAGCCAAAAGCAGAGCACGAACGTCGCTTGGCCGAGAACAAACGCATCCGAGAGAGTCGCCTCAGCGTCTACAAGGACAAGCAGCAGCAGCTCGCCGAAGGCATGGCACGAGAGCTTCGTGACAAGCACGGCCTCCACATCGACCCTGAACGCCTAATCCGAGGCTAGACTCTCATGGCAAGCTCGTTTCCTGCGTACATCGCGTGGGGACGCAAGTCGGACCGCGTTGAGGAGTTCGTTCCGTCACAAACCGCTGGTCAGACATTCGGCGTGGCACAGTTCGTCTACTACGACACGTCCACGAACGTCATCCGACTTTGCGGTGCAGACCCTGCGCTGATTGCAGGGTTCAGTGAGGTCGACTCCGAAGCGAACCGTGTCATCACTCCTAACGGTAAGGTTCCGATCTACCTCCTGGAGACCGTGACGATGCTCGCGCTGTCGTCCACGACAACTCCAGCGGAGTCCCACGTCGGGGATCAGCACGGAATCACTCGTACCGCGGGTGGCATCTGGCAACTCGACACCGCGAAGACTGGTGCCGATGCCAGGATGATCGTCCGCCGCGTTGACATCCCTAACGGGATCTTCTACTGTCAACCCCTCAACGACCAGTTGCAGTTCGCAACCATCGCTTAAGGAGCGACTCTCATGGCTTCGTTTCGTGGTGCATTCAGTAAGCACCTCGCTCCTGGATTCCGAAAGATCGTTACGGAATCTTACCGCGAGCGCCCTATGGAGGGCGACAAGCTGGTGAACATGAACACCAGCAAGCGTGCTTACGAGGAAGATTTCAACGTCGCGGGCTTCACGAATCTGTACAAGAAGCCCGAGGGCGCTTCCGTGGCATTCCAAGACCCTATCGAAGGTAACAAGAAGCGTTATACTTGGGACACCTTCGCTAGTGCCTTCCGGATCACGGAGGAGATGGGTGAGGACAATCTGTACGGTCTGATCGGTGCAAAGTGGTCTCGATTCCTTGGCCGCGCAGCGCGGTACAACAAGGAAATCGTGATGCACTCGCCGTACAACAACGCTTTCGATACAGCGTACACAGGAATCCTAGCTACATCCACAGCCGAATCCCTGTGTGACACACACGCGCTGCTGCGTGGTGGCTCGATCCGTAATCGGCCAACTACCGATGCCGACTTCGATCTACTCACGTTCCAGGCCGCGATCGAACACTTTCACTCACTGACAGACGAGTCCGGGATTCCCGCTGTCTTCATCCCGAAGATCGTCGTCCACTCTGCTCAGCTCGAGTGGATCGTGAACCAGGTCTTGAAGACTCCTGCTGGTCTCCAGACCACAGCTCAGGACATCAACGTCGCGGCACGTCAGGGTGTCAACCCACACCTATCGCACTTCCTGACCGACGCCGATTCGTGGTACGTCATTTGCGACGAGCATGATGTGAACTACTTCGACCGTCGCCCGTTCGTGTTCTCCAACTCCGATGACTGGTACACCGGTGATGCACTATTCAAGGGTACTCGTCGTAACGGTGCTGGTCATGGTGACTGGCGTGGAATCTACGGCAGCGCAGGAGAGTAACCCATGCCCCTCGACTCTCAGTTCCTCGGTTCGAGGTTGCCCACTCCGTGGACGGTCGCTAACGTCAAGAAAGCGACCGATCCAGGGAAGCAGATCGCGTGCACTGCTGCGCTGCTGCTGAAGTACTCACTCGTCGATCCTGCGCTGGGGAGTGCTACGGCGTACATCAGCACGGGACTGACCTCCACGAAGCTCCCCAACGCCGCGACGCTGACGAACACTCGCAATGCTACAGACTGGGACGGAACGCTCGGAACGACAGGAGTTCCGGACTATCCACGTACGGCGCTGATCACAGTTACTCATGCGTCGTCGATCGTAGCTGTCAGCGGAACTATCGACGGCATCGACCTCTACGGTCGAGCCGTCTCTGAAGCGTGGGATATCACCGCCGGCGGTACATCGAAGACCTTCGTAGGCAAAAAGGCCTTCG